GAGCATCCGGCTCATAACCGGCAGGTTCGCGGTTCAAGTCCGCGGAGGCCCACTAAAATATAAGACAAAGGAGAAAACAGATGATTGTAGAAAAGTTAAAAAATATTTTAGAAAAACTTTGTGAAGCAGAGGTGGACGCTCAAAAATGCGAGTCAGGAAATGCATCTGCTGGCCGAAGGCTTCGCAAGGTTTCAATGGAGACTATTAAAGAGTTGAAAGATCTCCGCGCCGCAGTACTAGAACAAACAAGGAAATAACATGAGAGATTCTTTTTGGGGAACCATGGACCCGGACTCTACTGCTCCACTAACACCACATCAGGTGGCTAGCGAATCAAGAGCCAGCTCGTCGAAAGACAATAATGTCGTAGAAATGAGTCACAACAGGATATATTTCTATTCGGGCGTAACTCGCCCAAAGATATTGCAACTAAATAAGAATATTTTTTCTTTAAATACTAATTTGCTTGCCAAATCTGTGCCACTAGAATACACGCCACCACCAATTAAAATACATATTAATAGTTACGGTGGTTCTGTCTTCGCCGGTCTTGCTGCGGTTGACTATATAAAAGGATCAAAAATTCCAGTACATACAATAATTGACGGCTGCGCAGCTTCAGCTGCTACTTTGATCTCTTGCGTAGCGGAGAGAAGATATATGCATAGGAACGCCTGTATGTTGGTACACCAACTATCAGGTCTCATGTGGGGAAAGTTTGAAGAAATGAAAGATGATATGCAAAATTCAGAAATGTTAATGAAGAAGATAAAATCTATATATAAAGAACACACTAAAATTCCACAAAGAGAACTGGACAAAATTTTAAAACACGACCTCTGGTGGGAGGCTGAAAAGTGTTTAGAATATGGCTTAGTTGATGAAATTTTATAGCAAACTGCCTGAACCCGACGACATGACAAAAGAAAAATCCCTCAAAATCATAGAAAAGTATATAGCAAAAGATAACTTTTTGGGGTTTAGAAACCACTCAAAGTATTCAAACGAAAAGAACACTTTTCGTTTTACTCTAATGGCCTTGAATTTTGAATTTATTCAGTCACTAGAGAAAGACCCAATGGTAAAGAAGGTTTATTGGCACCCATCAGCTCCGCCGCCTGGTGGAGGCATGGACGGAATATCAATGAGGTACCGCGTTTACGTCAAATATCATTCAAAAGGAAAAGACAAGTGAGCAGTTACGCTAAAAGAAGAAACAAAAAAATAAGATTAAAAAAAGAAATAGACAGCCTAAAAGAAACCCTAGAGAAAGTGTCGCAACAAGAAAAGCCCTTTTTTCAGAAAAGACTAAAAATGATACTAGATTCTAAATTAAAGGAAATGGAAAAGATTAGTGTAGATAATTTTTAATTAGAAGAGATTAATTTTTTTCTAGCTCTTATCAAAAAAGATAGAGTTGCTTTGTAATCAGTAGCAATAGTTATATGATTGAGTCCAGGGTGCACTGCAAACAAGACACCAACAACCTTATTATTGTTTGTCATTATTGCCGAGCCGGAAGCACCCGGCGCCCCCGGCACTGTGAAGAGTGAAGAAGAGTCACTAATTTTTCCACTAAATATACCTTTAAAAATAGGAACAGTCGGTGGGTGATAAACCCCCCAAGGCGCGCCCATGTAAAAAACTTCTTCACCAACTTTTGGGGCCCTAGTTGAAAATAATACAGGCCTAGCTTTTAACGTTGGGACCCATAATAAACAAAGGTCTGTTTTGCCTTTTATTTTGGGGTCCAATAAAGTGAAGTGTACCACGTGAGCTTGATGTTCGACATTTTTAGAATCGAGAACCTTTAAAGTCTGTATACTGTGATCCACATGTTTTGGTAATTCGGCATGGCAAACGTGACCTGCTGTCAATACAGTTGGTTCTTTTAGTCCTAGGTTTATCGCAATACCACTACCAGTAGAACGAAAGCCTCCTGTCGGACATTTTTTTTGATTCTTTTTGCAACTTGTAATTTTTACATCAAGAAAAACTTTTACGAAACTGGAAACAGGAGGGGTAATTCTAGTGCTATTTTGGGAAACTGTGCACCCATAATTTAAAATTAGGAATAATATCAATAAAATGTTACTTTTTTTGATCATATATTATAAATATATTATAAAATTGCTTTTATATAAAGGAGAAACAAAAAATGACTGAAGTATTCGCAATACTTTTTTACTTTCAGGTCACATCGCTGATACCATTAGACGAAATAAAAAATAAGCAAATTGGTGTTTTGCCGCGGCAACTAGAGCAAACATGCAGCAAATTATACCCTTTTAAAAAGATACCGACCCCTTGGATAAAAATAGATAAAAATTCTAATTAATAATGTTATTATATAATAAATTTACGAAAAGGACATTGATTTGGCAAAAAAAACATATGTTTTAGATACTAGTGTTTATTTGACTGACGCTAATTGTATAACTTGTTTTCAAAATAACGACATTGTTATACCGTTAAAAGTTTTAGAAGAAATAGACAAGCATAAAAAAAGACAAGACTCGGTGGGTTCCCAGGCTCGCTCTATAATAAGAAAACTAGACGATCTAAGAACAAGAGGAAGTCTCTCAAGGGGAGTTCGAATAGAGAAAGGAATGGGAATTTTAAAGGTCTCATCTTATAATCCACTGTGTTTACCTGATGACCTTGATATGGAGGACTCCGACAACCAAATAATCGCAACAGCTCTTTCTGAACAGGAAGTAGCGCCCAAAAGTAGAAAAGTAGTGGTTGTCTCTCGTGATATTAACATGAGAGTAAAATGCGACGCCCTAGGTCTTTTAACAGAGGACTATAACGCAGAGCAAGTAGTTGATAAAGCCGATGGGCTATACACAGGACTATCAAAAATATTAGTTGACGAGCAGATTATTGATAAGTTCTATTCCGGTGATGATGTTTTTCTCAATCAGGAGGACCATCCGATTTTGTATCCAAATCAATTTATTATGTTAATATCTAATTCAAACGATAAGAAAACAGCATTGGCCCGGTTTGTTGAATTTTGCCTACCATTAAACAAAGTAACAAAAATTTCAGCAGGAGTTTGGAAAACACAACCCCGCAACAAAGAGCAGCAGTTTGCTCTTGACTTGTTGATGGATCCAAAAATTCCGGTAGTTACGCTCGTCGGCCGAGCTGGTTCTGGTAAAACATTATTAGCATTAGCTTCTGGTTTGGAGCAGACGTTTGGATCTGAGTCCCTTTATAAAAAGATAGTCGTAACAAAGCCAGTAGAACCAGTGGGTAAAGATATTGGTTTTCTACCTGGCTCTATGGAAGATAAAATGTTGCCTTGGCTAGCGCCAATACAAGATAACTTGCAATTTCTTATGGGAGATGACAAATCAACTTTAGAATTGTACATGGAAAAAGGACAGATTGAAGTCGAAGCAATGACCTTTATCAGAGGTAGATCAATATCAAATGCTTTTATAGTTATAGACGAGGTTCAAAACATGACACAGCATGAAATAAAAACAGTGCTCACCAGAGTTGGGGAAGGTACAAAAATAGTATTAACAGGTGATATTGAACAAATTGATAATGTTTATATTGACGCTACCAATAATGGCCTTTCATATGTTGTGGAAAGATTAAAAGAAGAAACAATTTCCGGCCACATAACTTTATTGAGAGGAGAAAGATCGAAGGTGGCAACGATCGCAGCGACAAAATTATAAAATGAAAAATGAAGATTTAACAAAATCAGTGAACTCAGACGAATCAGGTCTTAAAAATATAATAGTCAATTATGTAGGAAACACATTAAATCCTGAAAGTGATGAAATCACAGTAGAACAAGTAATAGAGGTTTTCGCAGAAGACTTTCCAGAATTTTTGCTAGTTGTAGCAGAGGAGAACTGGATAAATGGCTACACTCAGGCTTTAAAAGACACCGAGTATTTAGAGAAAGAAAATAAAAGTAAAAATGACCCTGAAGAAGTACATACAAAACAAGAAGGTTGATAATTTTACAATTTCCGGAATACAAGTTTTTGTAAAAGATCAGATTACAAACGAGATATCCGCCAAAGCTGTCTTAAATAAGTTGCTTAAGATGGTGCCTTCGCACCTTTTGAGAAACGTTGAGTCGATATATATTGGAAGTTTTAAGACTCTAGAAGATAAAGACTTGCAAGCAATGTATGAGAATTCTTCAATTTTTGTTACAAACGAACAGACCGATGAACAAGACATGTTAGACGATCTTGTGCATGAGGTAGCACACTCAGTGGAAGAAATGTATAAAATTGAACTTTATCAAGACAAACAAATTGAAAAAGAATTTTTAATAAAAAGAAAGCAATTGTGGGAAGAATTAAATAGAGAAGGCCTGGCCGCAGATCTAAATTACTTTCTAGAAGTAGAGTATAGCAGAGTTTTTGATGAATATCTGTACATGCAGATTGGATACCCAACGTTATCAATGGCAACAACAAATATATTTTACTCGCCTTATGCTGCAACATCTTTAAGAGAATACTTTGCTAATGGATTTGAGGCTTTTTTTATGAAAGAGGATATTAATCGCCTTAAGATATTGAGCCCAAATCTTTTTAAAAAAATAATTAAATTGTTGGAGAAACCAGAGTGAATGAAGAAGAAATAATTAAAGATGTAAAAATAGTAAAAGACGAAATAATAATCACAATAACACTAAAATATAGAAAATATTCTATAGAACCTTGGATAATTTTTGATAAGACAAAGATAGTAGATCTAATACCTGATAAATATAAGGGCAAAGTCTCTTTAATTTCTGCACCCGATAAAATCGTATCAAATTTAAGGAATTCCCCAAACAAGTATGTTAATCCTGGTGTTTGGCGCTTTAAGATAAATAAAGCAACTAGAAGTAGAAAAACGACCAAGCCTCAAAAGCCACTTGACAAAAAAGACAATACCAAGTAATATAATATAAAAGAAAAGAAAATATGAACGAAATAAAAAGAATCAGTTTTTCGGAATTGAAAAACTGGAAAGAGTGTCCTTACAGGCACAAGCTTATTTATGTAGATAAGATTCCCTACTTTTCAGGGAATGAATTTACTGCATTCGGAACGGCTATTCATACAGCATGTGAACATATATTGCCAAACCCAGAAACTAACGCGTTAAAAGTCTTTGAAGAAGTTTTTCTTGAAGAGCTGAGGATACTAAAAAACGAAGGCTTCACTTTAAATAACCAGCTTGTGACAGCCATGCGTCAACAAGCTATTCCAATTTGTGAACAAATCCTTCCTTCTGTAAAAAAGTATTTTAATAATTTTGAAATTTTTTCAATAGAAGAAGAGTTGATGGAAGATATGTCCGATATTGAATCGTACGGAAAAAAGTTTAAAGGCTTTATAGATCTTGTTATAAAAACTCCTGATGGAAAATACCACATAATAGATTGGAAAACGTGTTCTTGGGGCTGGAATCAACAAAAGAAAAGCGACCAAATGACAACTAATCAGCTAACTTACTACAAGAACTACTTCTCAAAAAAACACAACATCGAGACTTCAAAAATTGAAACTTATTTTGCCCTGTTGAAAAGGACAGCAAAAAAAGAAAATGTAGAAATATTTAAAACACTTTCGGGCGAAAGAAAAACCAAAAATGCTTTAAAAGTTTTGCAAAATGCTGTTATAAATATTGAAAGAGGAGTCAAAATAAAAAATAGACTTTCTTGCAAATACTGCAAATTTCACAACACAGAGCACTGCACATGACCGAAATAAAACAAAAAAAAAGAATTTTAGTAATAGCCGATAGCCCCCTTGCTCCATCTGGAGTAGGTACTCAGACCCGCTACATGATTGAATCTATGCTGCGCACAGGAGAGTTCTCTTTTGTTTGCCTCGCCGGCGCCATAAGACACGAGAACTACACTCCAATGCATGTTGAACCATACAAGGAAGATTGGGTTATTCACCCTGTAGATGGATATGGCGACCCGCAAATTGTAAGAAATATGATAATTCAGTATAAACCTGATGCACTGTGGTTTATGACTGACCCTAGATTTTATGTTTGGTTATGGGATATGGAGGATGAAATAAGGCAGAATATACCAATGATTTATTATCATGTTTGGGACAATTATCCGTATCCAACATTTAATAAACTTTTTTATGATTCTAACGATGTGGTAGCCACCATTAGTAAAGTTACGGATGACATTGTTAAGACAGTATCACCAAACGTAAAAAGCATTAGAATACCTCACACTGTCGATACCAAAGTATTTAAGAAAAGAGATCCCGAAGAAACAGAAAAGATGAAAAAGGCCATGAACCCGGATGATAAAATGGTTTTTTTCTGGAATAATCGCAATGCAAGAAGAAAACAATCTGGAACTTTAATATTTTGGTTCAAGGAATTTTTGGATATAGTTGGTCACGACAAAGCACTGTTGTGTATGCATACGGAGCCCAGAGACCCACATGGTCAGGACCTGCAGGCGATTATAACAGAATTGGGCTTAGATAAAGGTCAAGTGTTATTTTCTACGACAAAAATGGAAGCTCTTGATTTGTCAAAAGTATATAACGTTGCAGATTGCACTATAAACATTTCAGATGCAGAAGGATTCGGACTTGCTACTCTTGAGTCATTGGCTTGCGAAACGCCAATTATTGTAAATATGACAGGTGGCCTACAAGAGCAGGTGACAGATGGAAACCAGTGGTTTGGTATTGGAATTGAACCATCCTCTAAAGCGGTAATAGGATCTCAAGAGGTCCCTTTTATTTACGAAGACAGGATAAGTAAACAAAACTTTTTAGATGCAATGGTCGAGTTTTTTAACAAATCAAAAGAAGAAAGAGAAGAGTTAGGTTCTGCAGGCCGCAATCACGTTTTAAAAAATTATGGTCATGCACAATTTTCAGGCCTGTGGTATCAAACATTTCAAGATGTTTTTAAAGAGTTTGGATCTTGGGATACTAGAAAAAACCACAAAAGATGGCATTTGATGGAGTTAAGATGAAAATACTTTTAGAAGCACCTATATTGACACAATCTGGGTATGGGGAACATTCTCGATTAATCTTCGAGTCGTTAAAAGGCACAAACCACGAAATTTACACCAACCCATTAAACTGGGGCAACACACCGTGGATACAGATAACTGAGCACGAAATATATAAAAATTCAATTATTGAATTTTACAAGTATGTAAATGATTGCAAACAATCAAATCAAGAAGTTTCTTTTGATATGCAGATCCATGTAGGTATACCTAATGAATTTGAAAAGAAAGCCCCTTACTCTGTCTGCGTGACAGCAGGCATAGAAACAGACAGGGTTTCTCCGAATTGGTTAATGAAAACTCATCAGGGCATAGACAAAATTATAGTCCCGTCAGAACACTCAAAATCCGGGTTCACGTCTGTAAACTACGAAGTTGTGAATAACAGCAACAACACCAAGACCTTATTAAAGTGTAACTGCCCAATAGAAGTTGTGCCGTATCCTGTTAAACAGTTTGACGACGTCGAACTGCAACTAGATTTAAAGACAGAGTTTAATTTTCTGTCGGTCGCCCTCTTGGGCCCAAGAAAAAATATAGAGAATTCAATTATTTGGTTTTTACAAGAATTTAAAGATAATCCTGAAGTCGGATTAATATTAAAGACTGCAAGGTCAAAATCAAGCTTAATGGACAAGAGGTACACAAAAGATTACATAAACAGCATCCTAGACAAATATAAAGACAGTAAGTGCAAGGTCTATTTGCTGCACGGGTCGTTAACGCCCGCAGAGATGAATTGTCTTTATAACAACCCAAAAATAAAAGTTTTAATGTCGGCAACCCATGGAGAAGGCTATGGTCTTCCGCTTTTTGAAGCAGCCTATAACGCGATGCCAGTAGTGGTCACAGATTGGAGCTCTCATCTTGATTTTTTGACAACAGAAGTTAAGCAAAAGAGTGGAAAAACAAAAGAAAGAAAACTTTTTGCAAGAGTTGACTACAACTTAGGAGAAGTGCCAAAAGAGGTCCTATGGAAAGATATCATTGTTGAAGGCTCCCGCTGGGCTTATCCTAAAGAAAGATCCTTTAAGGAGCAAATAAGAAAAGTTTATAAAGACTATGGGATGTATAAAAAGTGGGCAAAAGTTCTTCAGTCCAAGATCGTAAAAGAATATTCAAAAGACATTGTTCTAGAAAAAATGAAAAATGCTCTCATACCAGAAAACATGAGAATAACAGAGGAAGAAATTTCAGAAGAGATAGACGAAATGTTTGCATCGCTATCAAGGGAGTAGTTCATGTTTGTGTTCGTTTCAGATTTGTTTGTTGAAGATTATGTTGGCGGAGCTGAATTAACCACCGATGCAATTTTACAAGAAATTGACATCCCGGTCTTAACAATTAAAAGCGCAGATCTCAATAAAAAAATCATAGATACGTTAAAAGATAGATATTGGATATTTGGAAACTTTGCTTCTTTATCTACAGAGTTGATATTATATTGCTGCAAGAATTTACAATATTCAGTAATTGAATATGATTACAAATACTGTAAGTATAGACTTCCACAAAAGCACATTGCCGCCGAAGGTGCATGCGAGTGTGAGTTTTCTCCAAGAGGCAAGCTAACATCTATCTTCCTTGCAAAAGCAAATAGTTTGTGGTTTATGTCGTTAGCCCAAAAGCAGTTTTATATTGACAAATTTCCATTTTTAGATAAAACTACAACAAGAGTTTTAAGCTCTGTTTTTGATAAAAAAACGTTAGAATACATATCTTCTTTGGAAGTAACGAAAAAAAATGAAACATGGCTGATACAGGATTCAAGCTCTTGGGTTAAAGGAACTGAATCTTCCGTCTCCTACGCTGAGAAGAACAATTTACCATATGAATCTTTTCGAGATTTAAAATACGAACAAATGCTGCAAAAATTTGCAAAATATAAAGGATTTTTATTTTTGCCCCGCAGTTTTGACACCTGCCCGAGGACGGTTATAGAGGCAAAATTGCTGGACTGTCAGTTAATCTTGAACGAAAATGTGCAACACAAGGATGAGCCTTGGTTTACTGGTTCAAAAGAAGAAGTTTTGCAATATCTTACAAACCGGGCAAGTTTTTTTTGGGAAAAAGTAATAGAAGATATCGACGCGTTGCCAAACTTTAAACAGCAAAGTAAAGAGGAAACGCACTTTAAAATTATCATACCTGTTTACAATTCAGAAGGTTGGATAAATAAATGTCTAGAAAGTGTTAAAAACCAAAATTATTCTAATTTTGAATGTATTGTGTGTGATGACATGTCAACAGACGGCACATGGCAAAATATAGAAAAATTAAACTTAGACAATCGATTCATTAGGGTTAAGAATGTAGAAAAAAAGTATGCTTTAAAAAATATAAACGATGGAATAGAAATTCTAAAACCATCCAAACAAGATGTCATCCTAGTGCTTGATGGCGATGATTGGCTGTCAACGCCGGGAGTTCTTTCAGAAATAAACAATATTTATAATGAAAAAGAATGCTGGATGACATATGGTAGTTTTATAAGATTTCCTGACGGAGTAGTTGGCGAAGAAGCGACTGCTTATCCCGAGAGTGTCGTAAAAGACAACTCTTTTAGAACAGATCTGTGGAGGGCTTCTCACTTAAAGACTTTCAAATATTTTTTATGGAACAATATAGACAAGAAAGACTTGAAAGACGAAAATGGTAAATTTTATGAAGTTTCTTACGATCAGGCGATGATGCTTCCTATGTTGGAAATGTCTGGACACAAATCATCATATGTTGAAAAAATAACTTACGTTTACAATGTCGACAACCCAAATGCAGTGAATAAGTCAAAGGCAAAAAAACAATACGATACGATGCTGCAAATAAGAAAGAAAAATACTTATTCAAGGCTGAAAAAGGAGGAATAATAGTGAAAGCATTAGTTACCGGCTATCGTGGATACATAGGCTCTAATCTGATAAGAGCGCTGAACGATAAGGGTATTGATTGGATCGGCGTAGACCTCAAAGACGGCCATGCAGCCGATGATCTTTGTAAGGGCATAGCTCATTGGGTAAAACAAAACAAAATTGATGTGATTTTTCACCTGGCAGCAATACCCAGAGTTGCATATAGTGTAGAAAATCCCCTGGAAGTCATGAAAAACAACATAAACTCTACCTCTGTAGTTTTAGAGTATGCAAAAGAAAATAACATACCAGTAATTTACAGTAGCTCTTCTTCTGTGGTAGGAAACGGTTCAGGCCCAGCTAGTCCGTACGCTCTTTCAAAATATGTAGGAGAAATGGAAACTTTGCTGTATAATAAGTTGTACGGCCTTAAAACAGTAGCATTGAGATATTTTAATGTATATTCTTATGATCAAGTCGCCGATAGCGAATATGCAACTGTTGTTTGTAACTGGAAAAAGCATATAACATCACCAGAGTTGACTCCATATATTACAGGCACAGGTGAGCAAAGGAGAGACATGACACATGTAGAAGACATTGTTTCGGCAAATATTTTTTGCGCCGAGAACATAGAAAATGAAGAATTATGGGGTGAGTGGTACGATGTAGGTTCAGGCGAAAATATAAGTCTAAACGAACTAAAAGACATAGTTTTAAAGTATTTTCCCAGCCAAAAATTTGAATACGTACCGGCCCGAGCAGGGGACGTCATGTATACAAAAGCAGATTTAAATAAATTTAAAAAACACGGATGGAGCAGCGAGGTACCATTACGAGAAGGTCTATGCAGTGTTTATGAAAGATTAAAAAATGAAACTGGCTCTTGAGAACGTTGATCTGTCAAGTTCTTCAGGTCCCAATTCTTTTGCAAAAAAAATAATACCTAGCCTAGAAGAAGAGGGTTGTGAATTGGTAGGTTTACAAAAAGCAGAAGTTTCTTTGTGCTTTATAGAATCTTACATGAAAATTAAATGTCCTAGGATACTACGCTTAGATGGTATATATTTTAACACGAAACAAGATTACAAGAACCTGAACTTAAACATAAAAAAAACTTTCAACAATTCAGCAGGAGTAGTGTTTCAGAGCGAATTTAATAAAAGGCTTATAACAAAATTTTTTGGAGAAAAAGACAATAACATAGTAATCCACAACGGCGCAGATATTGAGACGATTGAACAAACCCCGCCAATGCAAAATGATAAATTTAACAACATCTGGTGCGCAGCATCATCCTGGCGCCCACACAAAAGATTAAAAGAGAACATTAGATATTTTCTAGAACATAAAGAAGATAATGATTTGTTGATAATAGCAGGACATGTCAAACCACAAGAGCAGATAAAAGACTCTTCAATAGTCTATTTTGGAAATTTGCAACAAAAACAACTATACTCTTTATATAAGGCAAGTAAATATTTTTTACATTTAGCATGGCTTGACCACTGCCCAAATGTTGTTGCAGACGCCCGCGCCGCCGGGTGTCATATTATCTGTTCTTCGGACGGAGGAACAAAAGAAATAGCAGGACTAGACGCAACGGTAATTGCAGAATATGAGGACTGGAACTTTGAACCTACTAGGCTTTATGAACCTCCAAAAATGGATTTCACCCGTAAAGCTAAGAATGTTTTGAATTCAGAAAACAACATAAAAAAAACAGCAAAATTATATAAAAACTTTATGGAGTCAGTAATATGAAGGTAGCCATTATTGGATGCGGAAAGATTTTTCCTAGACATTTTGAATCTATACAAAAAAATAAAAACTTTTCTTTGGTTGCTTTATGTGACACAAACAAAGAAATAGTTGAAAATTTATCACGAAAACACAAAGTTAGTGGGTATGTTTTTTATAAAGAAATGCTAAAAAAGGAGAGTATAGACCTTGCAGTTATTGCAACTCCAAATTCAATGCACTTTAAACAAGCAAAACATTGTTTAAGAAGCGGAGTAGATGTCTTAATAGAAAAGCCAGCATCACTAAGTCCAGAAAAAATAAAAAAAATAGAAAAGATAGCAAAACAAAATAAAAAAAACGCTTATTGTGTCTTGCAAGTGCGTCTCAATCCTGTTGTGCAAAAAGTTAAAAAACTCTTAGAAAAGAATATATTGGGCGAAATTAGAGGAATCAGTCTAGTTCAAAGGTGGCAGCGCCCAGTTGAATATTTTTCAGATTGGAGAGGCGACCCAACCATCGGCGGCGGTACCTTGCATGAGTGTGGGATTCACTATTTAGACATATTGTGTTATCTTTTTGGTCGTCCAGAGATTGTTTCTTCAAAATCGTATAATACGAAACACAAAGCCACACAAATAGAGGATACAATTTATTCTATTTTGGACTATGGAAAATTTGGTGGAACAGTTGAGGTTACTATTTCTGCAGAGCCGAAAAACATAGAGTGCTCAATATCTATTTTAACTGACAGGGCTTTTCTAAAAATAGGAGGCCTGGCCCTGGACAAAGTTGAAGAAGTAAAGTTTTTAGACAATGAAGTTAAATTTAAGAAAAAATATGATAAACTAATGAAAGACCTATCAAATCCTAGAGAAATTAATTCTTATGGTGCCTATTCAGGGTCGTGTCCGAATCATCCAGAATTATATCGCAATTTAGATGATTTTAACATCTCAGAGGCGTATAGTTCGTTAAAAATGATTGAGAAAATTTATGAAAAATGTGGAGTAGAATACAGTGAGTAATAAGATAAAAGGTTGCATAACATACATATCATCGAGAAAAAAATGTATAGGTTTGAGTATAGAGTCTCTTTGGAAAAACTTCAACCACAAACACGACTATCCAGTATACGTGCATTATTTTGACGACATATATGATGACGAAAATTTTAGAAAAGAGATAAGACAAAAGACTAGTGAAAATGTTCACTTCATATCGATACCATACGAGACACCATCATTCCTAAAAGAGGAAGAGCTTTTTTACAACAGAAGAGATGTCTGGTATGCCCGAACTCAATTCCCTATTAGCAGAAAGGGGTATCTACACATGTGTCATTTTATGTCCAATTATTATGGATACCCAAACACTGAATTCGAAAAATATGATTATGTTATGAGTTTGGATGATGAATCAATGTTCGTAAAAGAGCTTCCTTATGATCCATTTGAAATAATGTCCACCAGGCCCGAGGATATGGGTGCTCTGAAAGTCTACGACCAGAGAAAGAAGTTACCACATCAAGGAAATTTTGATACTAGGATCAACCTGTGGCCCTTTATAAAAGGTTATTTGAAACATTACAACATAGAGCCTAAATCTCAATTTATGAAAGATTTAGTAAAAGATCCAGAGAGTGACAAGAACTTCCACTTTTATCCCTGTGCAGATTCTTATGTCGTAAAGACTAAACTTTTTAAAAGTAAAGAGTGGACACAGTGGATTGAAGCCGTCAATAAATATGGGGGAATATATAAATATCGCTGGGGAGATAATGACATAAATAGTCTTTTCTATCTGATACACTATGAAGAAGACATATATGATCTGAAAACAGTAGAGGACGGTTATCACAACCAGGGAGCCTTGAGACACCTTGTAGACTACGCTCCAGGGGTCAAGGACAACACAAAGTGAACATCTTATATGTAGACTCCGGAGGAACAGTTTCAGATGGATACATGTATCAGTACTACGGAGACTTGTTTAGAGAAATTAAGGAACTTGCAAGTGTTTATTTGTATGAGGGCCCTGTTGAAAATTTGACTCATTTGGTGAAATCATCCGAGATAGAATTTGAAGCAATTATTTTTGGCCTAGGGTTTTTTGCAAATACTGCAAAAACTAGCTTTAGCAAAATTCCGGACCTCGACACTCTGGCTGCAAAAAAAGTTTGTATGCTGCACAAGCCACAGACTCTTTTAGAAGAAAAATTAAATTTTTGCAAGTTAAATAACGTAGATATACTTTTAGATTATTTTGATAATTCAAAATCAAATGTAGCAAAAAAGAATATTAAGTCTTGGTTTACGGCAAAACCAGAAATTTATAAACCAAGAGACAAAGTAAAAGTTCAGTACGATATCGGTTTTTCTGGAGCTTTGCATGGGAAAGGTAAAATTACCGGACCTACCAGAGACCTCAGGCCTAGAATTGGAGAATTTCTAGAAAAAAATAAAAAATACAAAACATTCTGGAATTCTGGAAACACTTTAAAATATAGAATAAATTCAGTCGAAGAATATGCTAAAAAGATAAATGAGTGCAAGATCTGGTTAGCAACAACAGGGCCAGTTGAGGATATAAGTCCTAGATATTTTGAAGTTGCACTTTCTAAAACTTTGTTGTTTTGTAATGACATGCCAAAACAAAATGGAAATATTTTTCTTGACGGTCAAACGTGTGTTACATTCAATAACGATTTGAGTGATTTCGAAGAAAAGTTAGATTTTTATCTAAATAATGACGCTGCTCGTAATCGTATTATTAAAAACGCTTATGATTTAGTAAGTAACAAATACACTTGGAAGCATTTAGCAGAAAATCTATTATTTCACATAAAACAAAAGGAGTAGAACAATGTCTTTTCAAGTAATAAAGGAATTTGAAAATGAAATAGCTGAATTTTTTGGTGCTCCACACGCAGTGGCTGTAGATTGCTGCACGCACGGATTAGAGTTGTGTCTAAGGCACAAAAAATCTAAAAAGATAAAAGTACCAAAGCATACTTATCTTTCAGTGCCAATGTTGGCAAATAAATTAAACTTAGAGCTGGTTTGGACAGAAGACAAGTGGGAAGACTTTTATTATATAACAGACAACATTATAGATGCAGCAGTTAACTGGAAAAGAGACAGTTATATTCCAGGAACTTACATGTGCGTTAGTTTTCAATTTAGAAAACATTTAAGTCTAGGCCGCGGCGGCATTATTTTATTTGATAAAAAAGAAGATTTTGATATTCTCAAAAAAATGTCGTATGACGGCCGTAACCCTGATCAATCATGGTCTGTGCAGAATATAAAGACGATGGGATATCATTATTATATGACTCCGGAAACAGCGGAGCTTGGCCTGAAGAAGTTACCAGAGGCTATAAATAGAAAGCCAAAAAAATGGAAGTACACCGATTGGCCAGACTTGACTAAGATGGATTTTTTTAAAAATGCCCTATAATGTATTGTTAATTGGCTTTGAAGATTGTGAGCACTGCAAACGAGCCCAGCACTTATTGGAATCAAAAGAATTTAAAGTGACAACAGCTTGGACATCAAGAGATCGACGCACCCCTTCATCCGGGAAGATTGAGACTTGGAAGGGTGATTACATTTTTCATCTAAAGTCTTATTGCATATTGCCAAAAACAGTATTAGATTCCGCCGCACACGGAGCAATAAATTTTCACCCTTCACCTCCACGCTATCCAGGTTCTGGAGGAATAAACTGGGGACTCTATAACAAAGATACAACATCGGGAGTTACGGTGCACTACATGAATCAAAAGATAGATAACGGTGATATAATATCTTTTCACCCTGTGCCTGTTTTTGTTGATGACGACGTAGAGTCGTTGCTTACTCGAGTTCACATTGAACAATATAACGCTTTTGAGTCTGTTGTAAACGCGATATGCGAACACGGCCCTAGATATTTAAAAGACAAATCGAATATCTATTCTGGTGAACCATGGGGTCCGAAATTGGGAAGAATAAAGGACATTGATTCATTGCAAAAAATTACAGCAGACATAGGAAAAGAAGAATTGGATCGTAGAATTAGAGCCACCGCGTTTGGTAAATTTGGTCCCAATTTAGTAATACATGGAAAAACTTTTAAATACACAGGAGAAGAAACATGAAGGTTTTAGTTTTAGGTGGAACAGGCTTTGTAGGCAAGAATCTAGTTGAAAGATTGAACAACGATAATCACGAAGTGGTGGTTTGTTCACGTTCAACGGGAGTAGACTTATTAGACTATGAACAAACGCACAAGGCAATAGAGGATTGCAAACCAGAGATAATATTTAACTTGTCTTCGCACGGAGGAAGCATGCTATACGTAAGAGAATTTGCTGCTGACGTCTTGTCTGATAACACAAAAATGACCATAAACCTCTATGAAGCAGTTAAGAATGTAGACAAAGAAATAAGGATAATACAGCCTTTTTCAAATTGTTCTTATCCCGGCGACAGCTCAATACAAAAAGAAGAGGACTGGTTACACGGAAAGGTGCACGATTCTGTACTTTCGTTTGGAAACTCAAAGAGAGTAATGTATTACGTATCACAATGTTATTACAACCAATACGGAATTAAGACAGTCAATTTATTGCTTCCAAACACGTATGGACCAGGAGACTCTTGTGATCCAAAGAAAACACACGCTTTAAACGGAATGATCATAAGGATGATTGAGGCCCAAAGAAAAGGTGATTCTGAATTTGTTGTCTGGGGTACCGGAAAGCCGATAAGAGAATGGGCATATATAGACGATTTTGTCCAAGCGTTGGTCTTGGCAATGAACATAGATCATATGGAGTATCCAATAAACATTGGCCAGGAAAAGGGTTACTCTATAGCTGAGTCTGCGGCCTTGATCAAGAGGGCCCTGGGGTTTGAAGGACCCATACGATTTGATACAAGTTATCCAGATGGAGATCCAGTAAAGATTTTATCAAGAGAAAAATTTAATAAATTTTTTACTGATTTTACTTTTTTTGATCACGAAAAGGGTATACAGAAAACTGTAGAATTTTATAAAAAAATGTTATAATGAAAAGGAAAATGTTATGAGTAAAAAAGTTTTTGTTACTGGAGGTTGCGGATATATTGGGACCTCTTTAGTGCCCCTCCTTTTAAGCGAGGGATATGAGGTTACAGTCTATGATATATTGAACGCCGGCGGGGATGGTATAGTTCACAACTTTGCCAGCCCTAACTTTAAATTTATAAAGGGCGATATTTTAGATAAAGATTTGTTAAAAAAGTCAATAAAAGGTCACGATATAGTTGTTCATTTAGCGGCAATCGTTGGTCTCGCCGCGTGCAATAGAAACCCAGATTTAACTTACGAGATAAATCATCAGGGAACTAAAAATATAATAGAATGCTTAGACGGTACACAGTTTTTAATATATGGATCCACCGGGTCAAATTATGGCGCCGTAAAGGGTGTGTGCACAGAAAAAACCCCATTAAACCCATTAAGTGTCTACGGGAAAAGTAAAACCCTGGGAGAACAAGAGGTTATGAAATACGGAAACTCTACAGCGTTTCGTTTTGCCACAGCTTTTGGTGTGAGTCCTCGGATGAGGTTGGACCTTTTGGTAAATGACCTTTCCTATTTGGCTTCAACACAAAAGTATCTTGTGATTTACGAGTCGCATTTTATGAGAACGTTCATTCATGTAAGAGATATAGCAAACGTATTTAAATTTACTATCGAAAATAAAGAAAAAATGTCCGGTGAGGTTTACAACGTAGGCTCTGAGTCAATGAATTATTCCAAAAAAGACATTTGTGAACTTATACAAAAAAAGACAGGATGCTATGTACACTATGCAGAGTTTGATGGAGATGTCGATAAGAGGGATTATGTGGTCTCGTATAATAAAATAAATTCCCTAGGTTTTGAAACATCAATAGATGTTTCAGAAGGAGTAGATGAATTGCTGCAAGTTTTTCCACTTATAAAAATAGAAAACAAATATCAAAATTAAAAGAGGAGATTCAAAATGAATATTAAACAATATTATCAATATTACTTGACTTTACACCAAAATCCAAAATGTAGATTGTTACATTTTATAGGGCAATGGTTTACGTTATTCTTTACAGCGTTTGTTTTGTACAACTGGTACTGGTATTTGATTCCTTTAATACCTTTTGTAATTTATCCTTTTGCCTGGTCCGGACATTACTTTTTTGAGAAAAACACTCCGGCAGCCTTTTCAAATCCTCTATATGCAAAAATATCTGATTGGATTATGTTTAAAGATATATTGATCGGTAAGTTAAAAATATGGTAGAAAAAAATATTCTTATAATGGGGGGCTGTGGGTATATAGGAAGTCGGCTTTATGAGAGCTTGTCCAAGAAATACAAAGTTGATTCCTGGGATCTTGAATGGTATGGCAACCCTGCAAATATAAAAAACAAAAAAGTAGACTTGCAACACATAACGCGAGAGGATATCTCTAGCTACACTCACGTTATTTTACTCGCAGGCCATTCAAGCGTGAAGATGTGTGAAAACAACTCTCTTTCAACCATCAAAAACAACGTTATAAACTTTATAAAAATATTAGAACTTTTAACAAAAGAGCAGATTTTTATATACGCAAGTAGTTCATCTGTTTATGGCGACACAGAGACACGTAAAGTAAATGAGGAGTATATTAGTTTTAGGCCAAACAATTTTTATGACCTATCGAAACATGAGGTGGACTCATATGCTCAGCTTTCTCAAAAAGCGTATTTTGGGTTAAGATTTGGCACGGTCAACGGGCCTTCTCCCAATCTGAGGAACGACATAATGATAAATGCGATGACATACAACGCTATCGAGAACGGAAAAATATTTTGTTTCAACCCAGAGATTAATAGGCCAATATTAGGTATCTCTGACCTGTGCCGCGCTTTTGACGTTTTGATAGAAAAAGCAAAGTTTTCTAATAGGGGGATTTACAACTTAGCATCGTTTAATTCAGACGTCCGTACGATCGCCTCAAAGGTAGCGAGTGAGACTGGCGCAGAATTAGAAGTAGTGGACTCCCCTCCAGATAATATTACAAATGTAAAGTTGCAATCAAAAACTTACGATTTTTTAATTGATAGCACAAAATTTGTTAAAAAGTTTGATTTCTCTTTTGAGGATACAGTAGGGACAATAGTGAAATCATTAGTTGATAAATATCATGAATTACGTAAAGGAAATAGATCAAATGCAAAATTATACTGAAATAAACGAGTGTCGAGTTTGTAGCAGCAGCAACCTGCAGGAAGTACTAGATTTAAATGAACAGCCCTTGGCAAACAGCTATCACAAGGGAGAACCCTTGGAAAGCTTTCCTTTGAAGATCAACGTTTGCGAAGAATGTCACCACGTTCAACTAAGTGTCGTTGTAGATCCAGATTTGATGTTTAAAGAGTACCTTTATGTTAGTGGTACCAGTAAAACACTGCATGAGTACTTTGAAAATTTTGTTTCACTATGCGAAGAGTATGTGCATTCAAAAGGAAATGTGCTAGATATTGCCTGCAATGACGGAACTCAACTTGATAAATTTAAAGCAAGGGGTTGGAACACTTTCGGAGTCGACCCGGCGGTTAACTTATATCCTTTAAGCAGTAAACAACATAGTATCGAGTGTGATTATTGGGACGAACAAGTTGCACTAAATTTTGAACAAAAATTTAAAATAATCACCGCACAAAATGTTTTTGCACACGTACATGATATACATGATTTTTTGAAGTGTTGTCACTTGTCTCTTGAGGAGGATGGCCACTTGTTCATACAAACTTCGCAAGCAGATATGATCATAAATGATCAATTCGACACCGTGTATCACGAGCATTTATCATTTTTTAACTCAAAATCGATGAAAAAGGCAGCAAATCTTAATGGTTTTTCACTTATAGACGTTCGTAATGAAGATATTCACGGCGGCAGTTACGTGTTTGTCTTGAGAAAGGGTAGGCACAGCGAAGCGAAATCCATGAAAAAGATACTAAAAGAGGCAAAAACAGGCCTGTTTTTACCTGAAACTTATGTAAAATATGCACAAAACTGCTTAAAAGTGGTAAAAGATTTCCAAAAACAAGTGGAAGAACACAGAAGAAATGGCTTTAAGGTGGTCGGATACGGCGCCGCCGCAAAAGGTAATACTTTTTTAAACTTCGCAAACATAAAATTAGATTATATTGTAGACGACAACCCACTAAAACAAGGCTTAAGCACCCCAGGAATGAACATACCTATAAAAAACCCGAACACGATAGGTGAGGAAGAGCACGAAAAATTAGTGATAGTGCCTTTAGCATGGAACTTTTTTGAAGAAATAAGGAATAAAGCAAATACTATCGCGGGTAAAAGCTTGCGTTTTATAAAATATTTTCCAAAAATGGAGATTGTAACATGAAAATCGCAGTGCTTATAACAGGGCAAATGAGAGATTACAAAGTTAATGCAAACAATCACTTGAAACATGTGATAGAAAACAACGATGCTGATGTTTTCGTATATGCTTGCAACAAAAACACATTACACACAGTAGGGAGAAACATAGACCAAAAATATGTAGAGACAACCTCTGCCACAAAAGAAGCACTAAAAAAAGAAATACAAGAAATTTATGGAGAAAATTTAAAAAGAGTTTTTGTCGACGAAAATGAAAATTTAGATGACAGCGATTTTGGAACCCTTGGTTATTTTAAAAGAAAAATGAACAATCAGATGTCAAATATAAGAAAAGGTTTTCAGATGGCCATGTCCCATTCAGAAGAAAATAAATTTGAATACGATATAGTTGTTAGGTTGCGTCCCGACAATTCTATGTTACCATTACCACTATCTTTAAAAAATTTAAAGTTGCAAGAAGGGGTTTTGTATAGTACAATATATCCAAGTGGCCATCGGGATCCCTGGTTCTTTTCTTTTGCAAAGCCGTCAACATTTGAAAAGTACTGCTCGTTTGTTTATATGGATGGTTGCGATGAAAGTAGAACAGACAACAACTTTGATTGCCCTGAGTTGGCACTAGAGAAGTTTCTAGCAGAAAAACAAATAGAAATAGCTTTGCTGAACAGTGTGTGTCTGCCTTTTTATCAGTATGACAAGACCAAACCAATAACAAATTTTCCGTATGTCAATATACAAGAAAAGCTGATAGATGCTTCTGGAAATTTGGTTGATGTGAAGACAGGATAAAAAGATGGTTTTAGTGCAATTAACAAATGGCTTTGGAAACAACTTGTTTCAATACAATGCCGCAAGGCTTTTAGCTGAATATCACAATCAAGATGTTTATGCAATACCGCCGAGTCAAGATTACTATGCTGTGCCTTGTCTCAAAAAGTTAGGAATCAAGTTTTTTGACGGGCAAGATAAGGTGTCTTCTTTGATTGGTGTGAATGACGCGAACTATAATTATTTTTTTGATAAGCAGTTTTTAAGTTATAACTTTATGCTAAATGGATATTTTGAGGATTACACCTACTATAAAGAGCACATTCAAGATATTAAAAAGTGGTACCCAAAAGTAAACAAGAGAGGGAATAACGATCTAGTGATTCATTTCCGTGCCGGCGACAGATTGTTTTACAAAAACGAATTTGATTCAAAGCCTTCGGTAAAATCATACCTGAAAGCAATAGAACAGTTTGACTTTGAAGATTTACACATTGTTACAGATATGCCAAAATGGGAAGAGATAACAGAGTTAGATCTAGCAAAGATGAAATTTCACAAGGATGTGCCAAAAGAACAGAGCGTGGCCCCTGCGGATTCTGTCAGGTATTTTAATTCGTTCGTCGAAGGTCTTTCGAAGTACAATCCGACAGTTAAAAAAAGAACAGTAGGAGAAGATTTTGAATTCATTAGAACGTTCAACAATATCCTCTTTCAGCACGGCACTCTGGGCTGGTGGGCCGCCGCATTGAGCGAGGCACAGCATGTTGGAGTGTACGGACCATGGCGACCATGGAAAGCACAATCAAATAAAAATTTAAGTGAAGTAGGCCTTGAAGGGTGGTTTAAATGGAAATAGAGAATAAAAAAATATTAATAACTGGAGCTTCTGGCATGGTGGGTGCTGCTGTAAGAAGCCTGCTTCCGCATGCTTTTTGCCCCACCAGAAAAGAATTAAACTTATTATCTCAAAAAGATGTAGAATCATATTTTAATGCCCACTCTTTTGATGCGGTAATACACCTCGCAGCAAAGGTAGGAGGGGTGCAAGCAAACACAAAATATGTAGCAGACTTTTACGCAGAAAATATTTTAATGAATACAAATGTGTTAAGGTCGTCTGTTGATTCAAAAGTGAAAAAAGTAGTGTCACTTTTATCAACCTGTGTATATCCAGACAATCCGCAATACCCATTAACAGAAGATCAGCTTCATTCCGGCCCGCCACATAGCTCAAACTATGGCTATGCGTACGCAAAGAGAATGCTGGAAGTACAATCGCGTACTTTGCAAGAACAGCACGGATTAAATTTTATTTGTGCGATACCTAACAATCTGTATGGAGAGAACGACAATTTTGACTTGGAGAACGGTCACGTTATCCCTGCTTTAATGAGGAGAATTTGGGAAGCTAAATTAGCAGGAAGAGATTCTGTTGTGGCTTGGGGGGATGGTACTCCCCGCCGCGAGTTTACTTATTCCAAAGACATCGCAGAGATACTTGTATTTTTGTTACAAGAGTACGATAAAAGACCAGCAATAAACATTGGTAGCACTGAAGAGTGCTCCATAAGAGAAGTGGCAGAAGCAATAAAATCAAACCTTGGTTTCACCGGGCAAATTATCTGGGACTCACACAAACCTTCAGGTCAGTTTAGGAAACCAAGTAGTAACGAGTTACTTATTTCTAGCGGGTGGGACAAAGATAAGTACACTCCTCTAAAAAATGGATTAAAAAAAGCATGCAAATGGTTTATGATAAACTATCCACACAACACTAGAGGAGTATAGGCGATGAGACCGAAGACTGCACTCATAACAGGAATCACCGGTCAAGATGGTTCGTATTTAAGTGAATTTCTCTTAAAGAAAGGCTACAAAGTAATAGGCTTAAAAAGAAGATCATCCTCTTTTAACACGGAAAGAGTAGACCATATATATGGCCACCCCAGGTTTCACATGGAGTTTTTTGACTTAAACTGTGCAGGAAGCATATGGAGACTTATCAATAAATATCAGCCTGACGAATTCTACAATTTAGCAGCACAATCTCACGTGAGAGTTTCATTCGACATTCCAGAAAATACTGTTGATGGGATTGCTCTGGGTACAATGAGGATTATGAACGCCATAAGAGAAATAAAACCAAAGTGTAGATTTTATCAAGCAAGTTCCTCAGAGATGTTTGGAGACAATCCAGAATTTCCACAAAGCGAAAACACTAACTTTCACCCTGCCTCTCCTTATGCTTGCGCTAAGCTTTTCGCGCATAATCTAGTTAACAACTATAGAGAAAGTTATAACCTTCATGCTTCATCTGGTATATTATTTAATCACGAATCCCCACGACGTGGTGAGACTTTTGTGACTAGAAAAATAACTCTGGCTGCAGCCAGAATAAAACTAGGCTTGCAGAAACAAATTTACCTAGGAAACCTCGATGCGAAAAGAGACTGGGGCTTCGCCGGAGATTATGTTGAAGCAATGTGGATGATGTTGCAACAAGATCACCCGGATGATTATGTTATATCCACAGGGGAAACTCACACAGTAAGAGATTTCTTAGATGCAGTATTTGATCATGCAGGCTTGGATCCGGACAAGTTTTTGAAATCTGATCCTCGTCTCTTCAGGCCGCATGAAGTGCCCTTGTTGCAAGGAGACAGCACTAAAGCCAAACTTGCTTTAGGGTGGGAACCAAAAGTAAAATTTAAAGAATTAGCAATAATGATGTACGAGAGCGATCTCGAACAAGTAAAAAAGGAGATTAAGTAAAATGAAGCTATCAAATCAAGCAATGGGAGCCATCATGATGGCTCTGCAGAAGTCATTATTAGAACAGTCGGATATAGTCCCAACACTAAGATCTTTTGTGTTTGAGGTGTCCGAAACGGAGGAAGAAGAGTTAACAATTAAAAATCCTCCATGTTTTAAAATAGATGGGGAGATTTTCAACCCAGAACCTGAACACCCTCGCGCCGCGGGGTCTGATTAGTGCCAATTTATACATACAAGTGCGAGACTTGTAGAGAGATTTTTGATGTCCGGCACGGCATGTTTTTTGAAGGCCAGAGGTGTGTAAACCCAGAGTGCAGATCAGAACATGTGTTTAGGTTGCCGGCCCTTGCCGACACAAACATTAAAAACAAAACTTTTAGTAAAAGCAAAGTAGGTTCTGTTGTCGATAAGTATATAAAAGACGCAAAAGAAGAAATTAAAACAGAGAAAAAAAAGTTGAAATCGGAGGAGATGTAATGTGGCTGTGGCTTTTTATATCAAGCGCTTTGTTGAACCTGTTTTTGTTTCTGTACATAAGGTGGTTGTTGCAATCTTTGAGCTCAATCGGAGAAGAGGTACAGAAAGTGTACAGTATGGTATCTGATTTTGCTGCCCATACAAAGACAGTTCATGAGTTAGAAATGTTTTACGGCGATGAAACATTGAAAAAACTGATGATTCACGCTAATGAAATATCTCAAAGACTTGAAGAAATAGATCTCTTAACAGATGAGGATGAAGATGTTGAAACAGAAATTGAAGAAACCACGTAGAAAAAGAACCAAAAATAATTATTTCACTAAAGTACACGAAGAAGCGATCGTAAAGTATGCACTTTCAAGCTGCAGAAAAGAAAAGACAGATCTGTATGGAAAGTTGATACAGCCGGCTTTTGATGAAATGGTGAACAAAATAATTTTTACATATAAATTCAATAACTTACCAAACATAGATTGTTTAAGAGATGACTGTAAAGTATGGCTTACAACGATATTAGATAAGTACGATCCAAATAAGGGCTCAAAAGCTTTCTCTTATTTTTCTGTTGTCACAAAAAACTGGTTCATTCATAAGGTTAAAAAAAATTCAAAGAGAATAAAGAAAGAAGTTTCATTCGAGGGTCTTGTCGAACGCGGCGGTCCGGGAGTCTTAGGCACTTCAGACAACACAATGAATTATGTTGACCAAAGAGAAGAAGCAGAGTTTTGGTCATGTTTGCTAGTCCAAGTAGACAGGTGGGATACAGGCAATCTGAAGGTGAACGAAAAAGCAGTTTTGGATGCAGTGAGGGTCTTATTGCACAATATAGAAGATATAGAAATTTTTAACAAAAAAGCAATTTATCTTTACTTAAGAGAACTCACAGGTTTAAACACAAAGCAGGTTGTAAACAATTTAAATAAACTTAGAGAAAAATACAGACTTTTTAAAACCAAGTGGGAAAAGTAATAAATTTTATTATTTTCTAATTATTTTATGGCAAAAAACACACTAGAAGATTTTATCGAGCAGGCAACAAAAAACATTATCGATGACCGTGCTGCAACAAAATCATTATTAATGGGTATTATGAAGTACATGAAAATCGGTGACGAGCGTCATCGCGAAGTGGGACTCATAGCAGCAAAATATTTAGAAACACTTCAGAGATCAAACGAACAACTAGTGAAATTAGCAACGTTGCGGCAAAAAGGCCAAGAAAAGAATCAAGGAATCTCAGACCAAGATAAGCAAGAATTGTTTGATTTGATAAACGCAGAAAGCGAGGAAAACAAAAATGAATCATAAAGTCCCATCAAACAAAACCAGCGTTCAGGACCAAAGTAAACAGAGAAAAGGCTATAAAAACAAACTAAGAGACAAATTGAGAGCCATTTTAGACGACGCAAAGAAAAACCCCAGGACCGATAAAAATAAAAACGGCCCTTTTTTTGGCCTAGTGTTGGATTCAAAACAACTAACAGTTGATGAGTTTGTTGAACTGTATGGGTCTAACAAGCCATTTAAAGAACAGATTGTAGGAAAGAGGACAAAAGGAACAGTGCAAGAGGTGTCGGTACACGTTCCAGAAATCACAGGCGTTCTACCATTTCCAGATGACGAGTGGGCAGAGCTAAAAGACGAAGCTAACAAGATCTTGACCGGTGAAACACTGGCACAAGATGTATCAAAAGTTAAAGCCCTAATAACAAAGATTGAAAAAACAATAAATATTATTTCTATGTATCCTAAATTTTATATTTACCAACAGGCAACAATAACACCAGATTCTTTGTGCCAAGTTAAATTTACAGACAATCTTGAATCTAAAGGCGCAGGAGAATTTATAAGCGTAAAAGAGCAGGTCTCTTAAAATTAAAAAAAAGAGGTTTAACGATGTCCACAGGCAAAAAAATAGAAAAAAAGAATCATATAAATTATAAGCCATATGAAAAAGCGAATGGAACAGGAAACAGTGTTTTACACGAGCCGGTACCCGAGTATCAAAAAATTCCAGGTGAAACAATCCTTCGAGCCAGTGACTTTAAAGGCGGAGTAGACAACAACACCATGATAATCATGGGCCGCTCTAGAAAACCCTTTAGAAAAAACAGAGAAGGCAAAAAGCTGGCATTTGATGAGGATAAATTAAATGTGTCAGAGACGGGATTTGCCAGCCACATGGGCGCAGGAATGATGGACCTCGTCGTCGGCCGCGGCGCACCATATCCGGTAAAAGATCCTTTCAACCCAACCGGCGAACCGATTTCAGTTGCACCACCACGGTATTTGCCGCCATTATACATTTCCGAAGTTGATGCAAATATAAGAAAGAATGTAACTCTTTCCGACGAAAGTAAACACTCTGGATTGTTGATGGACGCGGCCCGGGTTTATATAAGTCAAATGTGCGACGTTGATTCTCTCTTTGAGATACACAAAACCAAGAAAGACTCCCCAGTTCAGCTTGGTGCTTCATCCACTGTGGTTGTAAAAGCGGATAAACTTAGGTTTCATGCTCGTAGGGACATAAAGATTGTGGCTGGCGGAGACTCAATACGAGGCGCAACACTCAACCCTATAAACCCCGATGGCACTGATTCTAACGGCCACCGCATCGACGTCCGCGGATCAATACATCTCATCGCCGGAAACGGAAAATATAGAAGCAAGAAAAACAAATTAGAAGAACAACAACCAATACCAAAAGGCGATAATCTTGTTTTGTGCCTGAAGGCACTAATGGCAGAAGTAAGGGCCCTTGGTGTTATTATGGGAAACGTAGTAAAGAATCAAAAACAACTTAATAAGGTTATGGCAAAATCACCTCAATACACCGCAACCGGCGCCACCCTTGTCAGCCCATTCCTTGGTTTACAAGGAATGATTTCTTGCATTTCAGAGATGAAAGACATGTTACAGCTTTACAATCAGACCACCGCAAATTCAGTAAGTTTTGAAGATAAATTTTTAGAAAAACACGGAGAGAACTATATTAACAGTAGATACAATACTACTAATTAATTGTTGACTAAGATCATGGCAGAACCAGCAAGAGCTTTTAAATTAGAAATAACAATAGACGATAAAACTATTGCATTCGGACCTAGAAGTATTGGCCAAGTGGGCAGGGATATATTGGCTATTAAGGTTGCTTTAGGTATTGTTCAGTCGCAAGAAGACATGCTGCAGGGAGTGGATGACCCGAATTCAGAGTCTAATGGCGCCTCGGGTTCCCCGACTATACCACTAGATAAACAGAATTGGTTTGAGTGTGGCACAGGATTGGGTATAGACATCCTCAAGGCATCCACTTATGATAATAGGCTGCACAATGCTTTGATTAACTTTCAAATCAAAAATCAGTTTTTAATTGTATTATATTATTTTCAAAAATATGGAGTGAAAGAATTAATAAAAGTCAGTAAGGAAAAGTTTGGCCCGCGGCCAGATGAAGGAATGCCGGACTACCGAGCCAGATCAGAAAGTGGTATGATCAAAACAATAGAATCAGCCAGAATTCTTTTTGAGTCAGAGTTTCAAAGCTTAGGAGAGGCAACTATTGCTCTATTACACGGCTGGATGCCATACACTGTAGTCAGAAACGACGGTTACAATCACAACAATGTCTTCCGCAGTCCCGACTATGGGTCTGTGATGGTACTGGACCTGATTCCGGAAGCGCTAGGTTTGCAATTCGAGGCAGGTGATTTTGGCCAAACTTATCAAGATCTGGTTGATGATGAGCGCCTAGTGTTATACCCCCCAGAAAATCTTCCGCGACCAATTGCATACAGCGACCCAGCAGACCTAGAGTGGTACGAAAAACACACACCTGAAAGCTTTAAATGGACCGGCCCAGCTAGAGCAGCAGCTGATGACGACTTAACAGCAAGATATGCTTCCATACACTGGAGATACGTTAGAGGAGGCTCTTCAAGGCTCTATAGAGCGTGTCAAAAGGTAGTGCAATATTCTTTTGAGGAAGCACCAGAAAGTTTGTTAACACCCGAAGAACGCGCCGCAAACCTCGAACGGGCCTTTTATCCTGATCCTTTTGTAAACCCGGACCCCTTCATCATAAACAACACGCAGATAGGTTTTTTTGATGAGACAGAATTTTTACTAGCTCCGGATTCTGATTTGTTGCCAAATAACGATGAAGAAACAATACGGCGCCTAGAGGATATTGCCCTGACAAAAGTCTTAGACCATTATGGTAAGCCAGAAATATGGAACTTTTATAAAAATGATCGAAGCTTTAATATCGCTTATTTCTTGGATTTAAATTCAGAAGATTTCAGTTTATCTCCTAACCACTCAGGACATTACCCTATAGACATGTCATACCCAGGTGAAAAGCTTTTAGAATATGAGCATCCAAAGTACACGGAATTAGTAGCCTTATTAGAAAAATATAAAAAAATGCTAAAGGATCATCTTGATCCTGATCAAGAAGAGTGGTACGGCGAGGCGCCTGAAGTTCTGCGAGATGCCGATGATGGTAACGATCTCCTATCCTCCGGCGCGCCATATTCTGAAAGATGGTTACAGGTAAAAGAAAAACTTGAAAGAGTCGTAGAGGCTCTACAGTTTCAGCTGCCGTATTTTTTTGGGAACAATCGGATCCAATTGCCTGGGATTGCAGATCTCTTTGAAACTCGCCGCGACGAAGTTTTGAACAGAAACATAAGATATCTTGAAGATCCTGACAAGAGATCGTTACTAGAAGCAACAGATGAAGAAAAGAAAAAAGATTTTTGGGTGCTTTCTACTGATAAACATGTAGAATCTGATCGATCTCGGGACAAAGTTGAAACCTGGCGCACTGTAGAGGATGTCCCCGGTGTCGAGCCATTGATAAAATTTATAGAATATAGAACACCTTCGTTGCGACCCGGCCAAAAGTACAGAGCGTTTTTCAAAATAAACAAAGAAAAACTAGATCTAATATCTGACGGACTAGTTTTTCCGTTGGTTGTCGAAGAAGAGGAGCCAGCTGTAGAACAGCAGACTGAGGAATGTGCCGACCAAAACTCTGAACAATCCCTGAGAACGTACCAAGAATATCAAATTCATGCTCGTAAAAAAAGAAGAGAACTAGTAAGAAAAATTAGAAGCGAAGTGGCAAAACAAAACACCCCTGGCCAAACAAAAATTGATCTTGGAACTTACGGTCCGTTTAATATGAATGAAGCTTTTCAGCCACTCGCGGGAACTGGCCCAATGAGCGATTACGAATACACAAAAAAAGTACTCTCAACAACAGTCCAAGGAGCTGAAGCGTTGTGGGAAAGCACCTTTGGCTCGACCGAACTGGAAAGTCTAAATTCTTTAGTGGAAGAGTCTAACAATAAATTAACTTCGGACTCTCCAGAAGAAAATAAAATTGAAATATCTTTAAAAGAGTTAAAAGACAGAGTCAAGTCAGCAAGTAAAGATTTAAAAAAAGCAGCAGAAATAGTAAGAAAAGAACAGATACAATTCGCTCCAGGATCCAATTTTGATGGAGAAAATGAAGCATCAAAGCTGAGTCAAATTCCTGATCTATTGCGTAAACTGGCAGAATCAGCTGATTCTGCTCTTGCTGCTTGGCAAGATCAAAACATCAATATCGTTTTAGAATTTAAAACAACTCGCCCACAATCAGGCGTCGCCGGCCCGAAAAACGGAAAGAAAATAACAAAATTGATTTTTCAAGCATTTGAAAAAAAGCCCTCAGAAATAAAATTTTTTGCTAAACCCAAATTGAAAAGCATTAACTCAGAGTCTCTTTTATTACGTCCTCGAACAATAAACTATTTAAACAAAATATATGAAATGACAGGCGGTAAAGAGTGGTATAAGCGCGCCTTCAATGTGGCTAACCAAAAGTCTGTTATTAGTGAGTATTTCTTGGACCCACGCGGCTCATGTAAGGAATTGGGAATAAACCTCGACCAAACACTTGCAAGAAGCTACGTGGCAAATTATACCTCAGGCCTCTCAGTTATTGTCCCAGACGAAGAAAATCTTGGAGAAGCTTTCATTACGTGGGGAGGCAAGGCCTTCGTGGATCCTGTAATCAAATACGCTCGTCAAACTAGAGATAATTTTAATGAGGGTTTAAAAGACACATATGATGAAAAAAAGGCCCTCAGTCTTCTGGGGAAGCAGCTTGATTTAGATGAAATATATGACGGATTCATCAGTAAACTTAGTATAACATCTTTGTTGTGTGATTACATAAAATGCATGAAGATTCCAGAGTTTGAAATAAAAGCTCCAAATCTGTATTTTCCGCCTCCGCCCCCAATACCTATTCTTGGGTGGTACGCCGGACTGTTTAAAGCAATTAAAAACACTTGGCTAGACGCTATAAAAAGAATTATAATGACCTTTGTCAAGACTATAATTGATAAGCTTTCTTTTCCTTTTTGTGAAGATCAGCTAGCTGAATTCATCGCTGCCGGCTCCACTTCGAGTCCGCTCTTTAACCAGGCAGTAGTAGATTCTTTGATAAACACTGGTATCATGGCGAAGGATAAGGAAAAGGCAAAGACATTTTTTGACGAATCAGTTAACTTGTTAACTCCTCAAGAATTGTGCCACTTGTTCTCTGGAAAAGAAATAGATCCCGCTGGCATGTTAATGTTGCGCCAGCGTGTCGATTCTCTAGGTCTTGGGGACGATTTAGATTCTAACGAGGCTATTGAAAACTTTTTTGGAGTCATAGGTTCTTATGTTCCTTCAAACATATGTGATGAATACTCAAGATTCTCAGATTTACCAGAGGTGGCATCTTGTGAGGAGACAACAGATCTATTGAGAGCAATTCGAAATCGATTGCAGACAGGAGACAGTACCCTAACGGAAGAAGAAATAGAGGCAGTGATACAACAGGCAAAAGACAATTTAGAAAGCTCTAGGGCTTCTTTGCAGGCATTGACATCTGAAGACGTTTCTTCGCTGGCTCCCACAATGTATGGTATAGGGGACAAAACGGCAGCAATATCAGATTTCCCTAAGTTTCTAAAGGACGAGCTAGAAAACACAAACAAAACTGTTTTTTCTTCTGCGAAACTTTCGTATATCTCCGCTTTAAATTTTTATATTCCTGCAATGGCGATGACATTGCCCGATGCTCCGAAAGCAGGAGATAGCTCTTACAGTGAGCATGATGTTTTGGAAATGGAATCTATTTTAGAAACCTTACAAAGGTACACTCAATTGGTAGCTTCAGAGAACCCCACAACAGATGACGGCCTGAACAGGGAAGATCTCGAAGCGGCAATAGATGAGGCAGAACGCTGGCTAGCGGCTTTTAAAGCAGGCCGAGCAGTGACAGTTACAATGCCTGATGAAAGTGGTAATATGCTGACTTCTCGAATAGAGGTTAGGATTGTTTGCCCTGACTCTAGCGGGGAAGTGCAGTTTATGACATACAATGAACTCACGGCCGAAATGCGCTTGTTGCGTCCGGGTCGACAAGAATACCCGGATGGCGAAGTCCATGACAACCCGGTGCTCACGGATGAAACCGCGCCAATTTTTAACTCTATGCATACCGCACTGAGTACTCTGGATGCTATACCAGAGTTTCAGCAAAAACTCGCCCGCCGCACTGATATGGGCCGGCGCCTCAGGGATCTCGCCATTGCCCCCGACCCGGGCGAGATCTTTTTTCGTCGAGCGCAAGTATTGCACACTCTTTATGAAGTAACCGAACGAAAAAAAGGAGGTAATCCTGATAATTGGCATTATGTCCACAGGTTTAAGCAGGTCTCTAACAACCCAGAAGACACTACTTTAAACGGTGGTGCATTCGCGAATCCATCCGGAACTGAATATACATACGATGAGTTTATAGAGCAAAGCCGAAACGTACGACCAGATCAGAGCTTCAATCCTAGATTGTCCGTCTTTGAAGATGCGGATAAAAGATTTTCTTTAGTCAGGTTTTACCCCCCACTGGTCACCAGGGCCATCTCACCCGGCCGCGCGCTGAATGAAGATCGCATGGAAGAGGAACACGCTGAAGCGCTGGCACTCTTTGCAAATGTTTCAGCTGCCGGCATACCAGCCGAGGATAAATTTATTTCAGATAGATTAAACTTCCTCTCAACACGACTAACAGAAATTTTGCAAAGAAGATTAGACGCGAAAACAAGTGTTCACTTGCCAGTCGTCCGTGATATTTTTAATAGAACACTTGAACGCGCGCGCGAAAATATTAATGCAGACGCTGACCCAGAAGGCCTTGGAATAAGAGGTAGCAATCAAATATATTTTGATTTTCAATCTGATGCATATAAGCCAAAAATGCACATGACAGAGTTTCTGGATCCAGACGGACCCCCCGGTGTTGATAAATACAAAATAACAACTCAAGAAGACTTCTTTATAGGCCACCGACAAGGCGACGCCAACGCCACTAAGACGTGGGAGTATTGCGAAAAGCTTCCGGAGGGCTTAGTGGAAAATAATTCCGAACCAGATGTTTTGCCAAAAAGAGAAGGATTTGCAAATATGGCACTAGACGCTATATCTACTGTTATACCAAACTTCCGTGCACTTAACCAATCAAGGGCAGTAAAGAGGGGATTCTACGGAGAAACCTATAAAGGCACCTTTGAAAGCGTCATGGAAAATGTTTTGTTTTCATTAGGCTCATCACCAATGTTTGAAGAACAATACGCATCTGATATTTCAAAAAGAATTTCAGGTAAGCTCTTGAGAGATTTTAATTGCGTGACGAACAGGTATAACTTGGGCTCTGAATCTATACTTTCTTTCGAAAAAGTAATCTTGGGAGATACCATGTCGGAAGTAATGAAAATGATGTCAAAGTCAGAAAACAACCCAGTTTTTCAAGATTTTAACTCACCGGGTCCGTATGACCAGGCACTACAAGCAATTGCTATCAAGGCACTTGTTAGATTGTGTTTGATAGATTTGTTACTCAAAGGAGGGCTTGCTTATGCAGTTTGGGACATAGAACCGGTTTTAGGTGACAGATTCTTTTTGGATTACGCCGTGACACATGTCAAGGTAGAAATTGTTAAAAGAAATATACCTTGGCGCGAAATGATTATATTGGCTATGGAAATAGAGGATCCAAATGTGGCACTTGATACTCTTGTAAGGCAAGAAATTTTAAAACTTGGAAGCTATTCTAAGCAAATTTTTCACCCACTGCGACAACAGGAGGATTGGTACAATTGGTACACAAAACAATATATTCCTAGAAAACAAGTTTCATCAAAAGTGAGCGTTGTTGGTACCCCTAACGGCGATCAGGTTGCGATATGGGAATCGGAATTAACTGTGCTTAATCGAGGCTCAACAACTGAAATAATTGCATTGCCCGATCAGGGGATCAACGATGCATACAGGGCCGCGATAGAAAAGAGAAAAGCTTTTGTTTTAGAAAAGTATGTAAGAATTCCACCAGAAATTGTTAATACATTTAGCAGTCTAGCAGATTCTGCAATTCCAGAAATAGAACTAACAGAAGATGAAGTACTTAGGACCGAAATCGGCGCCGATTGTAAAGAACTGCAGAGATTATTGCACTCTCGTTGGATCTTGAAGAATTCCTCCCGAGATGAGTTTTATGAAAATTTTGTTACAGATGATATATACGAAGCATTTAGCGATCGGTTCGAACTCAAGGAGCTATTCGACAGTATCGAGTGTGACGAGACATACTCAGCCTGGCACCGAGGACAAACAGTAGTAATAAATTGTCCTGATCTCGGGGGCTTGTCAAAAGGTGCTTGGTTGGAGGCCAATGGGCACCCGACCTTACAAGAACTAAACCTAAACATCAAACAGTTGGATCATTGCATAGACGCATATCTTAGCCAAAGGGTAGCAGAATTAACGCGCCGCGTTCACGCGCACTGCCACCGCAAGGGCTGGAGAATAGTTATAAGAATTTATCGCGAGAATCACAACGGTCAGGCTGAACTCTGCATGCCGGCGTTTAGCGAACGGTTTCCCGCTGTACAGATACCAAGAGCTGATAGAGTGTTGCCTATCGCGTCGACTGAAAAGGTGCCTTTGCACCTAGGTGCCGGCCCCGAAGCAAAATGGGTTGGGACAAAGAACGGCCCTAGGACAAGATATATCCCCGCTCCAGTGCGCGCCCATCGAGAAGCCCTCCGCCGGGCCGAATTAGAAGAAGAAGCAGGCCCAGACCGCGATTGGCAACATGTCCAATGGCAAACTTTGTATGAAGAGGCCATAGTTGCTCAAAACCTTGAAAGAGCAAGGAGAGAACAAATTGAGCAAGAAAACATTGAGGGTCTCGAAGATAATAGAAGAGTAGATTATATAGCTACTTACGGTCAATTTATTGCTGTGCTGAGAAGAATTAGGCAACACCTTGGATTTCCAGAAGCGCGCCGCCTACTAACAGAACACAAAGCAAAGCAAGGCGTACGCCTTGTCCATTTTGGGTTTGACACAAACTTTACAAAAACAATGTTAGAAGATGAAAGGTGGAAGGCTGCAGCACTGAACGAAAAGACCTGGCAAATGTCTAGCCCTATCGATGAAGCAGAAAATATAGTCAACGACCCAGCGACAAGTAATAAAATCTTAGCTTGTATACCTTTTGCAAAGTTTGAAAGAGTTTTGGACTTTGAAGAATGTTATTCTGTCGGAACGTTTCATGGTCAAAATTTAACCGATGCAGATGTGTATATGGAACAAGAAATACTAAAAAAAGATGAAACAAAGTATATTTTTGAACACATATTCCCAGCAAGAAGATTTATGGCTATATCCACTGCGTTCTCTACTTCTGTTTTAAGCGGCTTTAATCAACTTCCTGGGATTTTAGATTCCGCAAAAGTGATGACAGCCTATGCAGGGTTAATCGCAGCTTCTCCGGTAATGACTAGGGATAGGATGGTATCAGAATACCAGGATGAATTTCAAAAAAGAATGAACGAAAACTATCCTTCTGATCCTGAGTCGGTAGACTGTTTTGACTTTCCAGATTTATCATACGAGATATTCGTCAAGTTTCTTCAAGATTTGAAAAAACTTTTATCGGAGTTTCCCTCAATTTTGTTGAGAGGCCTTGCGAACAATCTAGATCCTGCATACAAGGAGATGAGAAAACACTATATGAATTGCGACATAGAAAACCTTACCTATGACGGCTTAAAATTATCATCAGGAGCAGCCAAATTGGTTAATGGTTTGTATTTACCACGTGGAGAACAAGATAGAAAACAACAAAAAGGAAAATACGTCTCGATTTTACCCGCCGGAATTACGGATTTTGGTCAAGGTTTGTCTCACTTGTTTTATGGAGACGGAACAGTGCTAGGAGCGTACGTATTAAAAATGATCTCATATGTTTATAGTGGTACTGCTCCCTTTTTAGATCCATTAGTTGCATTTAGAGTGCCTTGCCTCGGTATAGACAGTGATAATGAGGATAATATCAAAAACTGGACAGAGAATGGCAAGTATGATTTCGGTAAATTTGGCAGATATGGACACCCACTATCGCCTTTAACGTTGCTGGCATTAGTAACTGACCAGCTAGAAAGCGATAAAAACCTAAGAGAAAATGCCTGCGTAGAGATCTTAAATGATTGTGAAGATGTTTAAAAGTGTACTACTTAATAACAGAGGGCTTCTAAATGACTTTTTTAAACAAAACTATTTTTGATGATGAAAGTAGAATCATAAAAGAAAAGTGGCAGCCGAAGTTTCCTTTAAAGTACAGTGGAATCTACGGACCTTACGAGCCTATAACACAACTAGAAGAATCTCTTCAAAAGAATTTTGAGAATCTTTTAATGACTTCGCCCGGCGAATGGCCTATGAATCCTGATCTTGGCGTAGGTCTGAGAAGGTATCTTTTCGAAAGACATGGGTCACCAATGCTTGTAGGTCTGCAGGCCGCGATACAAAGGCAGTTGGATAAATATTTGCCTCACATAGATATTTTGTCTGTCGATACTGACGCAACCGAGGATGAAAAAGACAGTAATTTTGCAAAGATTACAATAAGATATTCTATTATGAAGGTTACGGTGTACGATTTTATAGCACAATTATCCCCAGTTGGGGCGTTGGCCATAACACAAGAAACGATTCAAGCTATTGCCGGTAACAGGGACCCTTTTGATGGTGTTTTCTTAGGTAGTAGTGTATTAACAATATAGAGAGTGATATTTTTATGAGTGGTGAAAGAAGAGGAGTAACAAGCACTGATTTTACGCAACTGACTTTTGAAGAGATAAAACAAAAGTTAGTAGATTATGCGCAAACGCACTATCCTGAAACATATAAAGATTTTAATGATTCAAGCTTTGGATCAATGATGTTTGATCTGGTCTCGATGGTTAGCGAGCAGTTAAATTTTTATACCCAATTTGTCGCAAATGAAAGTTTTGTACAATATGGAAGATCTCAGTTTGCATTGTCTGCACACGAAAGGGAAAAAACTGGGAAATCTACAAGAGCAACACATGCATTGACCGCGACAGGAGACGTTAAATTTTACACTTTCGCACCAGCGGATCCAATATTGTCTTCGGTAGATTTAAGATATAAACATAAAATTCTTCGCGGCGCCAAAATTACTTCGCCCGATGGAGCAATATTCACTACAATCGAAGATGGCGTAGTTGATTTGGATCCTCAAAATCTAATAGGGACACACTTTTCAGAGGACGGAACTAGAGCAACATACTATATTTACGAAACAACAATTCCAGTGATATCTGGAGAAGATCGAGTGATGCAGGCATCTATTGGCACATATGAGAAGTTTTTAAAAATTGAAATAAGAGACCCTGCAGCGACAGAGACCTTAAAAGTAGTAGATTCAAACGGTAATGAATATTTTGAAGTAGAGCATCTAGGTCAGGATACAGTATGGAAGCCCTTGGTGGACAGAAACATCAGTAGTTCTAAAGTCTCTGCAAAGATGGTGCCTTTTCCTGTTCCTCGTCGTTTCTGCACAGAACACGAAGGCGACAAAACTTTTTTGGTATTTGGGTTTGGAAGTGAATCTGATCTAAAAACAAAACACGTTGCAGATCCTGCGGAAATTTCAATGAAACAAACCGCGCGGCCGCATGTTGAAGAAGTGGAATTTGATTCAAGCAAGCTGCTTTCTACAGACAAGTTTGGTGTCGCCCCGCAGAATACGACTTTAACAATAGACTACAAGGCTAACACCATCGATAACTCTCACGCTGCAGCAGGCACTGTAAACTCAGTGGTTAGTTCTGAAATAGTTTTTGAGGATGAACCTAGTCTCGACGCGTCAAAAACTTCATATATACGAGCAAATATATCAACCACCAACAAAGAACCAATTAACGGCACTGAGATTATAAGCACAACACAAGAGTATGCCCAAAAGATTAGAGCTTCTCTTGGTACACAAAGCAGAGCAGTAACATTAAAGGATTACGTCGCCGCAGCATATTTGATGCCCGCAAAGTTTGGAACAATCCGAAGAGCTGCAGCGGTAAGGGATGAATTTAATTTAAACAAAAATATCAATATGTATATAATATCTCAGAACGCTGAAAGTAAACTGGAAACAGCAAGTTCGGCACTTAAAAGGAATCTTAAATCTCATTTAGGAAAGATCAAAATGATATCTGATACTATAGACGTTTATGATGCGCTAATTGTAAACTTTGGACTTAAAATTGATGTCAATGTTAACAATAGAACAGATTTTGCCACAGCGCTGGCAAAGATAAGACAAAAAGTTTTCGAGGAGATAAACAATATAACACCAGAAATAGGACAAGCTTTTTCTGTGGGGGAAGTGGAAAAAATATTGAATAGCATGCCAGACATTAATAGGGTTAATAGTGTAAGAGTAGTAAATAAAATAGGATCCGGCTACTCAGATACCAGATTAGACGTTCCTTCTAATTTGTCTCCGGATGGCGGATTAGTATACTTGCCAGAAAATTGCATCTGGGAAATCAAAAATAGCCTGGATATAACAGGGATGATAAGATAATGTCAATTAAAAGGTATACAGCAGATAAAGACAACACAATCACCGATTCTTTTGGCTCTAGCGGTGGCACTAGGGCCACTGGATCAAACTGTGGAGCCTCAGACGTCATGGAGATGTTTTCAATTTACAGCGGGATGTTCCAAGGGTCTATAGAAAAGGCAAGGTCTTTGATTGAGTTCCCAATAAGTCAAATATCGTCAGATAGAGATTCGGAAAAGATACCAGCTTCTGGTTCAGTAAACTTTAAGCTAAAATTGTTTAATGCGCCCCATGGAGAAACAGCCCCTAGAAATTATTATGCACATGTTTGTCCCGTGCTTGAATCCTGGTCAGAGGGAACGGGCACTGACATGATAGATTTTATACACAAGGGAGCAAGTAATTGGATCTCTGCGAGCACAGGTCAACCATGGGTTTCTTCGGGGGGAAGTATTCCTTCGGCCTCTCTCATGGCTAATGAAACAGGTCCAGTTTTACCAGTTGAGTACAGCAAATTTTTTGATTCGGGGACTGAAGATTTAGAAGTAGATATAACATCGCTAGTAGAAGAATGGCTAAAACATTATAAAAGCACCTCAGTCTATGCAACAGCCTCTCTGACCTTTAACAATTCATCTACTGCAGGTCAAAAGATAACATTAACAAAAACTAATGGAGACTTTACTATCTTTGAATACACCGCCGGCGAAGCGAGTGTAAGTGGCAAGACTGTTTTTGTTCCAGCGGGGAACAACGCAACCAATTCAGCGATAAATTTTTATGCAAGAGTTGTGGCTGACACTAATTTTACTGCCCACCGCCGCGGCGACGTGGTTCATGTGGTGCAGCCAACCCCTGGTTTTTATGGAAACACAATAATTTCTTCTACCGCAAATAATGTCGCAATAGTTAATTTTCGAAACGGTACTGGGGTTGTTAATAACGGAGTTTTGGTAAAGTTAAGTGGCTCGTATGAAGACGGATCCGAGCAGCGCTCATATTATACTAAAAAGTTTTATACAAGAAGTTCCCAAAATGCTTTACTTCGTCCTGTCATTGAGGCTCAATACGACCTCGCAATAAAAGACGATCGAGGGGACATTATGAAATCTAGTTCTCTGGCCCCTGCGTCTGACAATTTAAATACAATATATCTTTATAACAAAGTACGAGGCTCGATGAAAGATATCCCTTCGCCAGGAGGAGGAAATTTTTATGTTCAATTAGTGCCATCCGAAGGTTCTAATCCCGTAGGGCTCGTAGGAGTAGGAAATGACGCTAATTTTAACACATTCATTACAGCGTCAAAGCACTCAACAGGAATATATAAAGCCCAGTTTGCATATTCGGGATCAGAAACAACCCTTAGAGATGTTTGGCAACATTCTACAGACGGATCGACGTATACTCAATTGCATACTGGGTCCGCTTTCTCTGTGCGCGGTTATGACCCAGGTGCTTCCAGAGAAACACCGTCTTACGTCACTAGCATAACAAATCTAAAGGATTCGTACAGGTGGGATGAAGAGGTTAGATTTAGAATTTACACACGAGATAAAAACTGGAATCCAAACGCATATACAGTTGCATCTAAGGACGCCCCGGTCAGTACAATCAGGCAGGCTTATTATAAAATCACTAGAAAGGCAGATAATTTAGAAGTAATACAATACTCTACAGGAAGTAGCCCTAGTTATTCTTCATTATCTTACGATGCTAGTGGCTCTTATTTTGATTTAGATATGTCAATTTTAGAACCAAACTATTTATATGAGATAAGCATCTTGTACAAAGACGACAGCAAATACGTTGAGCAGAAAGAGAAATTTAAGTTTAGAATAGACCCATGACTGATTATAAAAATATACCCCCCAAGAGTAAGTTGTCTGAAAAAAGGGAAAAACAATTTTTAAAAAGAAAAAGACACTCTATAAACGAATCTTCGGGCCTAATTTCAAAAAATTTAGAATCAGACAAGGTTCTACAGGCTTACGGGAACTATGTAAAAACTTTTCGCCCTGATGTAAAAGTCAAGGACCCTTCGACATTTGCTTGTTTCGGTAGTGCTGAAAAGTACTACAATGATGCAGCCTACAATATAGTGAACTACTATCCATTCGACGGAACCCGCGAGCAGCTGTTGGCCTGGCACACATCTTCAAACCCATTAGATGTTGCAATATTAAAAAACAATTGGCCCGCTTCTGTAGGACACTTAGCTTTTAATAAAAGTGAATATGTGACCTTTTATGCAGGCCCTCAATATCTCGCCTCGGCAAATTTTGTAGGTGACATACACAAAGAAGAAACTTCATTAACGATGAACCCAACCAAGGGCAATACTGCGGAGTTTTGGTTAAAAAAAGAAGCATTCAACGAACAAGAATCTCACGCAGAGGTGCTTTTCGATATTGGTTCGTATCCGGGAAAACTTTCTGATTCACAGACTGGAATTTTTAAGCTTTATTTAAATGCTTCAAGTTCAGGGTCGCCTTTCTATTTAACCTACAAGTCCGGTTCCGTGGGAATCACAGATTTGCAAATTGGCTCATCTACGCATACAACTTCTTCAATAATAGATTCAAAGTGGCACCATTACGCAGTTAGCGTTTGGAAAGAATCATCTAAAATACATGTAAAGTTTTACGTAGATGGTGTTTATGATTCTCATCACCAAGTTAGCGATGCTGCGTATGAAACAATGGGCAAAGTGGACGCCTATATGGGCGGGTCCCTGGGTGCGGCCCAAGCGTTTACTTCAGGGTCTTTATCGGGGTCCATGGATGACTTTAGATATTGGAAAGGAAAAAGGACAGCTAAAGAAATAGGCAAATATTACGACAAGAGAGTGTTCGCAAGTGACAAGACAAGTGACGACTATACTAGCCGCCTAGGCGCCTATTTTAAATTCAACAGAAGTAAAACAGGAGACACTTCAAAAGATTCAATAGCGGTTGATTATTCGGGAAACAACCTTTTTGGAACAATAAAGAACTATGCATCTTCCTGCAGAGTTAGCACATCTGCAATAACATTGAGTGACATATCAAAAAACTCAGAACAAAAAGACCCCATACTTGATTCGAGCCATCAACAGGTTTCATCCCTAATATCAGAATACTCAGCAATCGGTAAACAATTTGACAACCATAACCAATCTACGCTTACAAGATTCTTGCCAGAATGGGCCCAACCTGATCGCATTGACGCTGCTTCACAGGATTCAAAAGATTTTGCAACCTTGCTGCATATGATGTCGTCTGAGTTTGACAGAATTAAAGCCGGCATAGACGCACTCGTTCGACACCGCGGAATAAAATATGCCGATCCAATCACTAAAATTGGCGCCAACGGCGTAATCGTAGAAACAACATCAAGCTATATTGATAATAATACCATTGAGTGTGCAGAGCACCGTGATCTTGACCCATGGACAGCAGGCAACCGTGCATACTGGCCATCAAGAAATTTAGAGGAGACGGGCCTCCAAGTAGAAGCTCAGCCGATAATATCTGAGGTCACAGCTGAAGAATATGTAGAAAATGAATTAATACACGTAATGGAGCTTTCATTTGCAGATTTAAAAAATTTAATTATTGAAAATATAAATATCACTGCAAATTCCACACTGAAAAAAAAGGGTAGCAAAAGAGCCTTTGATTCTATTTTGCACTCTTACGGGGTTGATCAAAACAACATCTCAACAAAGTTATATGGACACAATGCAGACCTCTTCATAACAAGCAGCAAGGTTGATTTCGTCTCAGAAAAAAAGAGATCTTTATTTTTAGGGGATAACAAGTCTGCAACTTTATTTATGTCATCCAGCTCTCCAGAGACCCAGAAGACATTTTTAAAAGCAGACACGAGAGAGACAGAATATACTTTTGAAGGTAATTTTATTTTTCCCAACATAACATCGTCATCAGGTTTTGTCACTAGCGCTTCTATCTTTGGTGCGCACGAAGTTAGTGCTTCTAACAATAGCTTTGTAGTCACTGACCCTGATGGGGCAAGTTTTCAAGTGTCGTCTACAAAAACAGGATTAACTGACCATGGCGATGTTAAATTTTCTTTATCCTCTTCGGCGTTGTTGCTTTCATTAAACACAGAATTGACTTCTCCCTCGATGCCAAATGTTTATAAAAACTCTTTGTGGAACTTGTCTGTGAGGATTTCTAAGAACGCGGACAATAAATTCGTTTATAACCCAACCCCGACATATAAAGTTCAATTCAGTGGTTATAATTATGTTTTAGATAATCTAGAAAACTATTTTGAAACTTCGAGCGTAATCACTTCGGACGTATATGAGAGGTTTAAATCTGCCAACAAAACAGTCTTCGTCGGGGCACACAGGGATAACATCACAGGGTCTGTGACAAAAGAGACTGATATAAAAATAATCAACTTCAATGTGTGGAACGATAGTCTGTCGACATTGGAGCTGCAAGCGCGCTCTCAGAGTCCATCAATTGTGGGACGCTCGAAGGCGTTTATGTATGAGGACAGCTATGCTTCAAGTAACCGGCCAATAGAGCAAAGTTTAATTTTTGGCTGGCAGTTTTCAAACTTGCAGACAGCCTCAGTTGACAACACAATAATAGTGGAAGATTTATCTTCAGGTTCCGCAGAGATGGTTAGCAAATACGGAAACTTGATAGGGTATAAGTATCCTGCAAAATCTACAGCTTTAAGTCACAAAACCTCAAATGTGCTGCAAGAAGAATTTTTACCGGTCGTGCGCTTTTCTCCTATTGATGCAACTCATGGCCTTGAATCTGTATCAGTTAAGAAATCAGAAATAGAAAAATTTCAACAGCAAACAAAGCCGGATTCAATATTAATATCTTTTGAAAAAAGCATGTATGAGGCAATTTCTCGAGAGATGGTAAACTTCTTAGGTGGTGTAGAGTCGTTCAACAATTTGATTGGGGAGCCTGTTAATAAGTACCGTAAAACTTACAAGTTTTTGGACCACTTAAGAGGTAAATTTTTCCAAACAGTCGAAAGTCAAAACCAATTTGAAAGATACGTAAGATATTATAGATGGATAGAGTCGTCAATTGGTACATTTTTGAGACAATTGGTACCAGCTTCCATGGATTCACATACCGGAATTGAAAACGTTGTAGAGAGTCATGTTTTGGAGAGAAACAAATATGATTACAAACTACCAAAAATAAATAGAAAAGACCCAAACTTATCAACTTCCCTGCTCTCAATTAACGAATTACTTTATGATTGGGAACATGGCCACATATCAGACTCTGAAGACGATCACTGTTTGTGGAACAAAGACAGAAAAGAGAGAGTTACAATTGGAGATAGGGAAACCATAAGGAAGGTTTTAACAACTGTGGTGACAGGCTCTGGGTGGACCCCTGCAAGAAACTATGTATTGAGAAACTTAGTAAAACCTTACAAGTATTCAACAGATCTGCAAAGAGTGTACAATCAGGGTTCGAACAGAAATGCAAATAAAATAAAAGATTTTTACAAAATAATCAATGAAGGAAAAAATATAGAAATAAACTCAACTGACTTGTATGAATTTAAGAAATGCAATGATGTTATAAATCCACAGCAAGAAAAAATCTATACAGTTAAAACAAATACAGTAGGTACAGATGGTTATCTTGATGGTGATGCCGACTTGCTACTTCCTTTTACTTTTTATAGCTCCTCTGCAGGAGTGGATTTTTCTGTATTTAAACAGAATTTGTCTATAACAAATAATCACGATGATGCGCCAACTCTGCAGGGCCCATTTGTTCGCGATAAGGTAGGAGGGATGCCACACAGAAGAGTAAAAATCGGAACAGCACATAAAGACCGGCCAGAGGCCTATGAAATTGAAACAACTTCCAACAAGCTAACTATAAAGGCTTCTCAAAAAGCAAAGTCAATGTTCCACCGCGATCTCGGCGGCGCCCGTTTTTACCATATAGGGAATGTTAAAACCACCACTGAGCCTTTGTTGTTGGGAAATTATTCTAAAGATTATGAAATCGTTCAAACTGCGGGTCGGCATATTAACAATTGCCATCTTGTCAACTCTGGAGGGGTAGATTTGACAGGACAATACTCGAACTCAACATACATTACAGATCTTGCCAGTACGACAAAATTAATAGATTTTGCAGTACCAAACCGAGGCCGCAGCGAGCACGTATTTGTAAATAGATTTTCAGCCCCAGGTTCGCCAGAAACTTTGAGTCCAAGCTCTTTGGACAGGGAATCAGCAGAATATTCAGTTTACAATACGGTAAACTACAGAAATGTTGGTGTACGCAGCGCATTGAATTTATTTTCTAAAGAATATTCTGGGCAATTTGGATACAGAAGTTCCAGCGCGACACAGGGCTCAGTTCACAAAACAAACAGAAATCCGCTAAGGTACACTGGTTCAGCAGGAAAAGAGAAAAATTATGACAACTCTTTTGTTCAACATCAGATACCACAAAATGACTTCGGATATGCATGGGTAACCTCTAGTGCGAATGAAGACGTTTATAGTTTTTTGAACAAAAATTCAAATTTTGGACATCAACACAAGTTTGAGATTTCAGGATCTTTGAAGTCTTCAGAGACAATATCTTTTACTTCTCGATCATCAAGACTAACCGCGTATAACGCAGCAGATTTCGCAGGTATTCAAACTTGGAATAATTACACGATAGATAAAGAATTAAACACTCAAGCCTACAATTCACCAATAACTCACCTAAATGATGTAATTTTAGGCCTCCAGGGCCCGTATTCGTGGCCAACTTGGAAACAAATAAGAGGGTCTGAGCACCCGATCGTACGCGCTCACAAGAAAAGTAATGATTTTTCAGTTGTTTTCACTGGGGATATCCCTTTCACTTTTTCGTATCCGGGAGTCAAATACGATTATAGCAACACGCAAGAAAACAACAACCTTATAAATACACCTAGATCTGTCAGGAATTACAAGGAAATATTAGTAACGTCAAAATTTAATCCAGTTACGGTGAGCCTGCACGAAATATTAGAAGAGGATATGGTAGAATTTTTAAGTCAAAACGATTTTCTACCCTCGACACTTTCGCAAGCTAAATTGTCTCAGTTGTGGTATAACGATGAGTTTATGCATGAGTTTTTGTCTAAAAACGCTTCAAGTGATATGCCAAGCATCTCTTTGAGAGCTACAGTGCAAAATGATGTTACGGGCTTTGCAAATCAAGACTTGACAGACGACATAGATTTTTCTGAGCAAGAATTTTTAAAAAATAAAAACTTAGAAAAAATAAACAGTTATTTAGAGTTCTTAGAAGGTCCAATGGCAAAAGATCTTCAACTTAGCGAACTAAACTACATAGAGACAATATACCCCAGAGAAATCAACACTTACACAAAAAATGCAAGAACAAGAGAAAACTTTGAGTTTTTCGGCTGGAACTCGTCAAGAAATTCTAGAAATTTAATATTAACAGGAAATGTGCTATATGATGGATTTTTAATTAACAACGCAACACAAAAATTCTTCCTTAAGCCAACAGCGAGTTTTCAAGAAGACAATTTTAAGACCTCTTATTTTAATTCTATAGAGGTTGTAGATTTAATTTCTACCGGATCAACTTCGAGCATCGCGACAGCAGCGAGTAAATATATAACCGGCAGTACTTGGGTACTAGACTCAAGAAAAGATATTAATACCACTCCATTAAGTTTGACTTCATCTTTCTTTTTAGACGGAGATACGTTCCTTGCGAACAGAGAACAAGCGACTCTAGGAGAAGGTATTCTTCAGAACGATTATAGCATATTTGCTTTGGGTATGAACGCTGCCAGGGGCGCTCCCCCGTTCGCGCCATTGTACAACAGAAGAATTCCACAAGCATATAACGGAGACTTTTTCTTATCAGGAGAAGCAAAATGGTCAGCAGCAGACGGTCGCACAGGACCCTTCTTCGATAATTACGACGTTTACGCTGAAGAGATTCGACTTATTGGGCAAGAATATTCGTTGATTCCTGAATATCGAGTGAGTGAGTTTGTGGAAGATATATATTCTTCTAAAGATAGGAACGCTTCTGCAAGAAGAGAAGATTTCTTACAACTAACAGGGGCTATATATGACAAATCATCAGGAGAACTATCGGTAGGTAGTAGGTTTTTTAAGACATATTCAACCAGTGACTTTATGAAGTACTTCCAGCCAGTTAGAGAAAATCTTGAAAATAATAATTTTTCATTAGATCCTGGTCGCTTAACCTTGCGCTGTCAAGCAGTAAAGAGATTTTTACCCTACAGAGGTTTTTATCCAGCAGAACGCGTAGTTCAAATTTCTGAAATTTTTCATAGAGGATACATGAAATCGGGCTCGTTTTCTGCAAAATATTTAGAGAATGATCTAATAACAGAAACAGAAGCAAGAAACTTGTTAAATTTAAGAATTGAAAACTCAAAAGCCCAGGTATTTAAGCCTATAGGTGCCCCCGGTGTGCTTTTAAATTCGATTAAAGCAGGTGTGGCAGTAGATTATCCTATTTTTCATTCAGTGATCACCGGCGCCATAGAGTCTATACTTGATACAAAATATGATACGCCAATTATAAATCATTCTTTTATGTCGCTAGGTTCAGATGTTTGCTTTACGGGTTCTTCAATAAACTCAACAGTAGACGCAGGTATTCCTAGGCTTACTGGTTCAGTTTCTCACCGGGTCACGTTTGAAGACATGTTGACACCTGAAAATTTAATGACAGAGGTTATTCATGACAACGAGCCTCACCCAAGCGCAAGCCTGTTGTATGGAACGGCTGATTTCGTCAAAGTACTCGAAAGACCGGCCAGGTTTGGTATGCTTGATCAGACAGAAGTTAAAAACAAAATAGCTATATCTTTTGGCAATTTAAAAGAAAGTTTTGGTCATGCACTGAAGCCATATAAGAGCGCTATAAACAACTTTACTGCGGAAACGGTTAATTTTTTCTTGGAAGAAGGCAAGCTACAGACATTAATATCGGAACCAACTGCACCTTTGTTATCTGCAGGTACGACTTATAAAATGAAAGTTTATCTTCTTAATGAAGACACAGTCATGTACGATAGACATTCTGCATTCGGTCCACCTGTCGACGACGGTCATGTTGGGGTCACTACGTATGAGGAAGCTACCACTGGCATATCTGGTATTGCATCTAGCGCAAGCATAACTTTTGATCACACAAACCAAGATCCCCTTCGCCGCGAGCCAACTAATCTTGTGCCGTACTCGTTAAGTGGGGCTACGACATTGTCTAGCCACGCTGTTGGGTTTACATTCACTGCGTCTAATGGCACTGGCTTAAGCATAGGGTATTACGACTCTTTGAATTATACCGGCTCAATGGCGCGCTTTGAATTTAAGGAGCCTTCGCAATATTCCGCCACGGTTGACGATTATATTGATGACAATGCCACTTTTCCGCTTCTGGGGCTTTCTGGTTCCAGCGGATCTGTAAGCCTCTTCTTTTACAACTCCGTACAGTTTGGATCAACTCTGACTGGCAAATATGTTGATGTTAGTGATGGCGCTTCAGGGTTCAAAACTGCGACACAGGTTGCGACAGAGGTTAAAAACATACTCTCCTCTTCTTTAAGTAGCTCTTTTATGTTCTTTCAAGACGGTGCAAATTTTACTGCTTTTTCTAGGACTAGAGCTGTGAACGAAGACACGGCCATCTTGACAGGAAGCAATGCAACCGTCGCGCCATCAGCTTTTGGTGGCCTAGGAAATAACGCAAAAAATATTGCAAACATATCCCAGACCGGCTCTCAAACTGGTACTTTTGGTACCGAGCTTTTTGATTATGAAGTCGTCGCCGGCGTCGACTGGCCGACATATGCACTGTCTTTCAACAGTAATACCGTAAGGTATGTGGACATTCATCGTGTTGCCACCGATGTTTTTGGTGCCTCGACAGTTGCAGATGACACTAGAGATGCAATAATAACCTTGTCAGGCGCAGTAGGCGATTACATGATAACAGCCTCAGCCCCGGGGTCGACCTCTACTGTGACGATAACCAGATTGAACACCGGATCAGCTGGCAATCAGCCGCTCGGCCAAATGTCACTCCCTATCAACACAACTGATCTCGTTTCCAGCTTCCCTTCAGCCTTTACCGGAGGAAGAGATTCATTCTTAGTGACTTCGCTATCTGCAAGTGTTACAGTTAAATCAGGTTCGCATGGTCACTTGCCTTATGTGCCGCCATTTTTAGATCCACATACGAGGCCTTATATCGAATTAAGCTTTACACCAAACAAAGATAAGGTATATACAATACCAGAAATTATTGATAATGTAACAGCGTCATATTATAATATTGCAGAACCAAGCAACGCAGAGACTAACACAAATTACAAAGAAGCTATGTCGTTGTCAGCAAGTATTGACTTTAAGAAGTATGTAAAACTTATAAGTGATAACTATACTGTTTCTGAATCGGGCCATCGGACCCCTCTGGATCCAAGTTCTACCGAAAAGTTTAGATGGGTTATACAACCAAAGTGGGAAACTCCGATCATGGACTTTCAAGATAGGGAGGTGCAAACTTTAAATCTTAACAATGGAACAGTGGTCTCAACTAGTAAATCGCCCTGGAAGACAAGATATCAAACAACCTATTACGAAGAGTTCAATGAATCTGGAACCCCATACCTAACCTCCTCTACAGGCATGTGGCACCAATCCGGAAGTGTAATAACAAAAACAGAACAAAAAGGCTATTATTTGACAATCGAATCAGCAGATTATGATCCGCAAAACAATGTAGCAGACTTGGCATCAATCGTAGGATTTGTTCCAGAACCTCATTTATCGGGCCGCCGCCGAAAGAGCGGTAACTCTTATAGCTTTAAAAAGCTAGGGCAACTGGCAGAGAGGAAAAAGATAAGTGAAGCAGTCGTTGCAATACCTTATTATATAACATATCAAAATCGTAAAAATGTAGTAAAGCTTTTTTCGCTAAATCAAACAGCGTTTCATCAAGCGCAAGATTTAAATATAGCAAAAAAAGAATTCCTAACAAAAAACCTTCAGGACTCGCCCTCGATCGACGACGCGCGTCTAATAAAAGAAAGTTATGAAGAGTGGCACGAAAAATGCGGCCAGGACGCAGTCGAGAATATAGCCTATCAATTGAGAATGATGGAAAAATATATATTGCCACCTCAATTTGATTTCTTGCAAAATCCTGAAGATGTTGATCCTCATGTGGCATATATTTTTCAATTTAAGAGTGAATTGACTAGAGAGGACTTAGCAAGCATATGGCAAAATATGTATCCCGTATCCACAAGCCTTGCATCGAAGCCGCAGCATTCAACTGTGAGTTCGGACTCTTCTGAGTCCGATACTGAATACGTTACGAGCTTTTTGGAGCCCGGAGATATAGGGATTTTTAAAGATAAAGAATCTAACTATAAAGATGCAAAACAATTCTTGAATGAGGAGGTTAGGTGGCTGGTGTTCAAGGCAAAATTAAGAGCTAGTTCTCATTATTATGAAATAGTTGAAAACTCTGTAAGCGACACATTGGGAGATATAGAAAACCTCGAAGGAACAGAGTATCAAGGCGACGAAAGATATTTGGCAAGAGATGAAAGAACAGAGTTCGGCGAATATGGATACAATTGGCCTTATGATTACTTTTCGCTAGTTGAACTAATTAAGGTTGAAAGTAAAGTTGATTTTTATTCTAAGTCCGTCGCCAAGAAAGATGGTAATTCGTTTAGAACACAAGAGGCTAGATTTGAAATGCAAGAAGGACCACAAGAGACAGAAGTATTAGAAATAAGTGAAGCTGGTGCAGGCAGCAGTTATTCGCTTGAGCCAGAAAGTCAATCTTCTGATTCGTCTGCAACTATAGAAATGGTTGTAAGAGAGACCCTCAAGGCAGATGATGACCCAATACCCACACCAGCAGATACACTAACAGTCGCGACAGCAACAATAAAATCGGGAACAGAGTCTCTGTATGTCAACGGAATGTTGCAGTCTTACGGGGCTTCAAGGGATTATACCATACTAGGAAACACAATAACTTTGACGTACGACTTAGAAGCTTCAGACGCAGTTTATATAACTTACATAAAGGAGTAAAGATAAGTGTCGTTTTTTAATAGCAAGGAAGAAGTAATAGATATTAAGCTTACGCAGTTTGGTAAAAATTTGTTGTCAAGAGGCTATTTTAAACCAGTGTATTATAGGTTTTTTGATGATGATATATTGTATGACTCGGATTATGCAAATTTTGCAGAACACCAGAACGACACCGAAATTAGAATTCTTGAAAACACGCCTCGACTAAAGACTAGACACGTATCCTATCCGGTAGAACAGTCTTATTTAGACGAGCAAGAAGTGGCAGACAACACAGAGTCCGACCGCCGGCGCCATAGTTTAATATTTAAAGAAATAAAGAGAGATTTAGATCCACTAATCCAAGAAAGATTACTTCTGTACCCTCTTCATTCAAAAGAGATACAAAATGAAAAAGCGCCAAGAATACAGGTTAGAACATTGGATCAGAGAATATCTGGAAGTATTACTATGTTAAACTTAACGTCTTCTGGAATAATAAAAAATATCCCTCAAATTACAATAAATCCTGAATACAGGATAGAAGAAAATAGAATGAACCTTCAACCTCGTAAAATGGTAAATCAAGAGTCGTATTTCGATTTATCTTCTAGAGAAGTTGTTTTCGCCGATAATTCTAAAATCAACGTTCTTTCAAAGGACATAGTTATTGACATAGAAGAGGTAAATGCATTTTTCGGCAATGACAATTTTGAAATAGAGGTCTATGAAGTAATAGAGGTCGACGGCCGCGACGATGACCTGAGAAGAATAGAAGATCTAGAAGAAGTAGGAAAATTTTTTCACATTAGGACAGACGAGGACATTCCCGGTTTCACTATCGAATCAGGAAGAAAAAAGAATTACTACAGAAGAGGTGAAAGCTAGTGGCAAATTATTATGGCGAAGACGCGTTCCCAATTATTACTACAAAAAGAATTAGAATAGTTGACTCCCACCAGCAAAAGGTAAAAGTTGAGTACGCCCTTAGATTACCGCAAGGCATAGACTCCGGTACACTCCTGCGCGATTTTTCATCAATTGGAGATATTAGAATATTTTTTGTTATTTTAGATGATACAAGTTACTCTCTAATAACGAACCTGATGAATGTCCGCACCCGGCAGGCAGCAATAGATATGATAAACAGAGAACAGCAGAAATTATTAGCTGAAGACCTCAATCAACTACCAAGCTTTGCAATTAATCGCATAGCGGATTCCAAAGCCATGGCCTCGATGGCTTTCGAGGAAGTATTGCAAAATCAGAGAACAATGAGGGTTTCAGCTTCAGATCTTGGGGGTGAGTACTACCATGATGTGTATGGAGAGATAGAAATACCATATGATCCACCTACAAGTTATTCTGAAATGTCAACAAATCGACTACATTTAGTGTCATTTTTTCATGTATTAGTAGAAGAAGATAAGTATACCGACGCACTAGGGGGAGGTTTGGTGTATGATTTGTTGTTAGAGAGGGCGGAAAATGGAAGGCTAACTATTCCAAACTTTATAAATGCGTTTTTTGTGGATGATCCAAGCGCTGGAATGATACCCTATTATGGCCCTGCACACTACCACGGCCCTAATAATTCAGCTGACGGTTATGTTGGCTGGATGGCTGGCCATATGGAAGGAGAAATGGGCCCAAGGCTTACAGTACATCAAGTTAGAAATTATAAAATCTCCTCAGATGTTTCGTTTGGGGCTCACCGCTCAATAGTTGGGACTCCGGCGGCCAATCGGTTGGCTGCCCACGCTGGATCCTCTCGTGCACCCGCCGGCCAGGAAGTAGAGGGTTTTTTAAATTCTTTTTTTGACCAAAATACTTTGCTGGACAAACAAGAAAAGATCCGCAGAATGGCCATCGCGTCTTTGTATTCTGATAGAATAAATAATTTAAATGTAGTACAACACGGCACAGCTAATACCGCGCATATAAATGTTATTGTAGATGAGACGAACACCGCCGTACCGTCGTTAGCTAATAGTAACCATGCTTTCGTGCTAGGTATCAACATATTAGATATAATAAAATCAGAATCTTCTTTTGGGCACATTGTAAACTTTCACGATGAAAGAGGAAACACCTCCTTTGTGTCGGAAGCAGTAAGATACAGTAAGATAGCAGGAATAAAAATAACCAGAAGAAGAGTGGATAGCATACCATATTCATCAAATAAGCTAGCTACACCAGAATATCCAAGGTACAATTCAGAAGATACTGACATGTTTTTAATTTCATCAGCTGACGAAACTCGATCTTTAAACCAAAGAGTATTTGGCCGCTCCCGTAACTCTGGTCCTTCCCTCGGTCTTGCGGCCGCAGAGACACCAAGGGGTTCCATTGAAGAAGTGGAGGTGCTAAGTTTTCGAAATTTTCTTGATTCTTCATCCCGCCCAAGAACACATCACCGGCATTTTTTAATAAAAGATTTTGATTTATTTCACAACGTCGAAAGTGGAAAATACACCTACTTGTTAGAGCTGATTTTACACGATGGTACGCGGGATGTAATATCTATAATGTTTAATAGACTAAAAGACAGTTTAAAAGATTTTCAAGAATATATAAAAGAGGCATCTACTGCAGCTGTTCGCAACCCAGCAGGCGATGACTATTTGCATGGTAATTATGATTATTTAATAGGTGATCACACACCAGCATTTAAAAATAGTACAAATTTTGAAAACACAATCAAAAAAGCAGTGGACTCCTACTGTGAGATTGTGAGATTTATTGGTTCGACACCAGTGCATTATTCGGTGAAAGAAAGGTTATATAATTTTTTAAGCCCGATTGGGGTTAGCTTAGAAACTCTACACCAGTTTGAAGATTTGCTGTCATCTCTAGCTTCCACTTTAAAAGATGTGCTTTACACAGGGGTCGAAAAATCTTTCGACGGCTTTATAAGTCACGGACAAGAAATAAGTGTTCCCGATAGTCCAGCACATATACAAAGGCAGATAACAGTATCTTCAAAAACCAATGTCTTCATCGACGCGTTTTCAAAGACTAGCGTTCTGGCTGACTATTCTCAAACAAGGGGGGTTTTTCAATCTATAGTTTCATCTCAAGACTTATATCTGAGATTAAACTCAAACCCAGAAACGTTTAATGATATAACTCCCTCAAGGTATATCCTGTGTGACCCTGTAGCGTTTAAGGAAAAACAAGTAAACGTCGTTCAAAAAACTGGCAGACGGCCAGAGATTAACTCAGGCAGAATGAAAGACATAGAACACAGGACGGAAGGACATATTCAAATTATATCAACGTTCGAAGATTACAGCACTTCCAGCCCCCTTAGAAGAGAATTTATAGACACAAAAATGAACGTACTTAGAAAACTCGATGCGGAAAACACTGCGATGGCGGAAAAAGAGGAGTCTTTTTTTCCTCAAATGTTACAAACCTTTTCAGGGTTAGCGCTTGGAACATCTACAGGAGTTAGTTTTACCAGTCCTTTATCGATGGCGCGCTCGTTAAATTTATTTGATAATTCGCCCAACATGTCAGAAGAGGTTCAAGAGGCGATTTGTGAAGCTGCTTACAAAGGTACAGATAAAGATTTTTTTGTTAATTCTATAAGTAGCACATACAAAGATTTGGTACAAACAAGAAAGCAGCTCGGAAATTTGTACGACCAAATGAATAAAATATTTGGACTGTTCGATTCCATTGTTTCTCAAGGTGCCACTAACTCAAATTTTAAGGCCAGATTCTTAGGCACCGGGCCCGGCAAGGTTTCTAGAAATATAAATTTGCCTGGATCAACTTATGATCGCGATGCGTCTACTGCTTTTATGGTTGGCCCTGGTGTGGAAAAGTCAACCGCGAACTTAGCCATTGTACTTAAGCAGGGAAGAAAAATGTCGACCCAAACAAGAAAGAAGTTTGTAATTCTAAAGTATGAACCAGAAAGAGAAAAGGACAATATAATACCAGTTAACAATGTAATGATGGTGGAGGTATAAACATGGAAGACGACAATTGCAGATACATTCCAGAACCTTGTGATCCGCCTGTAGACGATCCACCCGGCGGCGGCGGAGGCGGCACACCCCCAGGTGATCCTAGTGAAGAGGCGCCCCAACCTGCAGTCCCGGCCTTCCCAGAGAGGGATACGCGAGATTTAACTAGAAGTACACCCGGCGCCCTTAGAGAAACTGTCTTGGTAGAAAGGCAGAACTATACTAGCCAAGCGCCAGAGGCCGTCTATCGAGCTCCGGCTCAGATGGTCCAAGAACTTTCAACTCATTTGGGCGACGGATTTGAGAGAATGGACATTTTCCGCCATGTTGCAGGTTCATTGTGGACCTTTGAAGAGGGAGAGCTAAGAACAATTATTGGACCTCACTTTGTTGGGGAGGCAGCTTTGCATCTGGCTATTCGCACACCTCCATCCAACGCCAGCCGCGGCGTCCCATTTTCTGTGGGTGTAAAACCCGCAGTAAGAATTCCAGCTACTAAGGTTTTTCAAGAAGACGTTTTTTTGGTGGTCCACAGAGACAGTATCGAAGCTTTATTCTCAGATAATGATAATTATGAAGATTTGTTCCTGCCTGATCCCGGCAGCCCGCGCGAAGAGTACAACGCCGCCTCGAGGCTATCCATAGCGGCGAATCCATTCAGAGGCTTGCCACACATCAACGATGTTAACCAGGGGAGATGGCGCACACGTATATCAGACGACCCAGACTTTGAGGAGGCCGACCTGCCGCGCGGCTCATCGATCCCAGTAGGTTTTCCATTGTCAAGTTACAAGTTTGATTCGTCGTTTAAAGCTCCAGCAGCTTATTTTCGAGCAGAAACTATACAAGAAGGAGAAGTGATAAAAGACAACGTCTTGTTAGAGTCTGTTTCCGACTCGTCAACTGAATATCCTGAAGGCTTGTCGGAGTTGGACTTGTTGAAAAGTGCTTATAGAATATATGCTATAACCGAATTGGGCATGGAGGCTGATCCCACGATTAGTACACACGATGACTTCAACCAAAAATTTCCCGCAGAACAAGTTGAATTAATCGCCAGTGCAAATTCCTGGATACAGCAAAGCTTAGAACAGCCAAGATACCAGACTGCTTTAGCAGAATCTGACATAGGCACCCATGTAAAAATATCATTTAACATGCATCATGACAGCGATATCGCGGCCGTTTTTAAAAATCAGGAGCTGGATAAAGTTCTTTTAGATATGATAACTAAAGAAGAAAACAAACAAGAGATATTATTTACTCAAGTTTTGAACCAGCAAGATGATAGAACCGGCGAAGTTTTAAACGACAAAGTAGTAACAGAGTACACTCCTAACAACTATCAAATAAGCAGGCGTGATATTAATCGATATTTACGCGGTGACGCCAATGACATGTCTTACGGTGATGAAACTATGATGAAAAACGAATTTCCTTTAGGTTATGCACTAAACACAACATTAATTCCAGCTGTTATGGGCATGTTCGCCCGGACTCAGGAAAGATTAATAGCAGAACATCATAGAACTTTTGCAAAAATATTAAATGAAGATCTTGCTTACTCTCAAGTTGTAGCTTACAAAATTGAAAAAAGAGACGCGGAGACAGGGGAAGTTATACAAAACTTTTATCTGTTCAATGATCCAGATACCGAAGAATTTGAATTTATTGATGCACAAGTGTTTCCATTCAAGAGGTACACTTATAGCATATATACTATAAACTACGTTTTGGGTTCAAAATATCGATACCAAAACATGTTTCTTTCAACTGGTGCCCTCGAAAATCTTGAGAATAATCAAGAGCTTCTAACAGGTAAACAGCTTCTACTCAGAGATGATCTCTCTAACACCGACCTTGTTGCTAGATACGTCGGCGCGGCCGGGGATGTCGGCCGCCGGATATTTGATAACAAAGCAGCAACAGCGTTTAGAGTTAGAACGGAAAGGGTAGAAAGTTATATTGAAGCACCTTATTTTAAAGATACTATAAGAGTTTCTAACCTACCCCCTCTTTATCCGAACGTGACAGTGGAGGAAGCACAAGACAATCAATCTGGCCGCACAAGAATGGCAGAAGATAGAGTGAATATGTTTTTTAGCCAAAGAAGTGGGTTTGAATTTGAAAAACCATATGGAATCTTAGAAGAGGATATACAAATATTCGAAAACATGAGAAGAGATCAACCCTTCGACAGAAGGGGAAGGATATCTTATGAAACAGACAATAGCTCGGTAGAATATGAGGCTTTTTTGCTTGACACCATACCGACATCATATTCTGATTTTGCGAATGGACAAAGAAGGGTGACAAGCGTTCCAGCAATTAGTTTACAGATTAGACCAAACCACAGATATTATATGACGTTTAGAACAAGAGATAAAGATGGGATCTCTAATCCTAGTGAAATATACACATTAATGATAGTAAGTACAGACACTGAATTAAGGCTAGAATGGGATCTTTTTGAACAACAAACAGAGCAGCATCAAGCCATAACAGTCCAACGTGCATTTAGTATTGAAGTTTCGCCAGAGCAAGCAGAGGTCAACTACGAGGCTGCACCTGTACGATCAGACATACCAGAAGAAGAGAATAGAGAGTCCGTCTATACTAATGCGCCTCAAAACGAAGAATTTTATTACACAGCTCCCGCAGTGGAAAATCTTTTCCTTGGCCCGGGTACAAGTGCGGAATCTGTTTGGGGTAAAAAATTTAAGTTTAGAATCAGATCAAAAACAACAGGAAAAACACTAGATATAAATGCGAAGTTTCAAGCCAAAAGAACAAAGAAGTTCCCGCAGATTTTAGGGCAACGAATTGCACCAGAAGTTCAGAGAAACGTGCAGTCCACTGCAGCCTGGTTTGCTGAACGTGAAGGTAGAGTAGCTCCGGTCGAAGATGATGGCTATTGATTCTTGGACATTTGTACATCGCTAAGGTAAAAAATAAAAAGAATTATTAGAAACAAAATACTATTTATTAGTGATTTTGTTAACAGAAGGAGCGTTATAATGGCATTTTTGGACAATTCAGGAGATATTATATTAGACGCAGTCTTAACAGACTTGGGTCGACAAAAACTTGCAAAGGGCAATTTTAGAATTCAAAAATTTGCTCTAGGAGACGAAGAGATAAACTATGCGCTTTTTGACTCTAGCGATAATAGAGGTTCGGCGTTTTATGACTTAGAGATAATGCAAACGCCATTACTTGAAGCATTCACTAGTGATCAGTCTCTTATGCATTCTAGATTGATGACCTTTGAGAGAAATAACATTCTTTATTTGCCAATTTTAAAAGCCAATAATAAAATTGACAGCTGCAGACCCAATGTGTCATTAGGCGGCTGGAATCTAATAGCAGACAACCACACTTACACAGGAAACAACACCCTTAACCAGCCCGCGGAATTTGGATTTTTACACGGAGTGTCTGGAGAATTTGCTTCTACAACCACCCACATCTGTGTGGACCAGGGCATAGACTCCGCAGCTAATGGGATGAGTATTGCAACTGAGATTGATGAAAATCTATTAGATAGATCATTCTTGATAAAGATGGACTCAAGATTGTTGAAGTTAGAATCTTTTGTGGGGGAAGGCAATGCACAGCCTGTTAACGATTTTCACTTTGACGACGATGGTATTGTAACATATAGGTTGACTCAAGGAAGGGGAAATGCATCAATTATGGGACCACGAGATTCCATTCCAGAGCGGAGAAGAGACGATATAGACTCTTCAATGGATGACAACCAGCTAGCGCCAATAGCAGCAACGGAAATGTTTGCAGGCCCGCTAGGAAATGTTTTAAGGATTGTACCAAGAACCACCCAAGAAGTCCAGCTATCAACATCTTTGTTTGATGAGTTGGGAAATGATGGCATCGATCTTGCTTTCAAGGGTGTAAACAACGGAATAGATGTCTACAAGTTCATTGATACGACAATAAGCGTAATGGGCGTAGACACAGGATTCAAATTAGACCTGCCGATTCGAATCATAAAGGGCAGCGCATTCGGCTCGTAATTACCGCATAAGACTTAGGAGAAGAAAATGGCCGTAACATTTAAACCAATATCTCACGCAGACAGAACACATTCAAGAACTTTACTGCACGAGAATATACCAATAACAGGTGCTTTAGTTTCAGGAAGCACATATACAAACATTGCTATAACAGCAGAGAACGGGGTATCCGCCCGGGCCGACAACATTAAAACGTTTTCACACGGCATGTTTCAGTCTGTCTACGACTACCCATACGCTAGCTCTTCAGCGAACCACTTGTTCGACGTGACTTTAGGATGCAGCACCCGACCAGAATCGCTTTCATCATCAACAGCTTGGGCCACTACTGCTCAAAGATCAAAGAAAGTAAACATTTATAATCAAATGGCTCAGGTGCTTGCAGGTTACAACACTGGAAGTCTAGTTAGGACCTTCGATCTTTCTGGTTCGTTTGAAGCCCCTGCTGCAGGCGAAAACTATAGAGAAATAAATGAAGCAGTGTTTTTAAATTTTTCAAGACTTTTGACGAAAGATGAAATTAAGAAGGGGTCTTTTTCTATGACTGTGGTAACCTCTTCTGTTTATGCTAACATAGAACAAAAGGCACATTTAGAATCAAAGACTATTACTGATGTCAGTGCAAGTAATTCCTACAAGGTTAATTCACCCGCAGGAGAGTATGGCGTCTTAACTAACGGTACCCATCCCGTGGGTCTTTTGTATTACCAAGCCGGTATAGCTGTTTTGACTGCTTCTGTTTTTGAAGGAGCAACAACAGCAACTCAGCTTGCAGGTTTAACGCCGGGAGGGATAAAGACCACTGCGCTAATCACAGGTTCGACAATTAACTCATTTGCAGATGCGGCAAGAAAAAGAATATTTAATATATCTTTTAACAATACTACAGAACTGAATTCTACAATTTATTTTTGTCGAGCCCATCATCATGAGTTTAATTATAGCTCTAACCCAACGTACTTGTCAGGAAGCAAAATAAGAGTGAAAGAAGGATCAGATAACTCAAATGAGATGCTTAACCCGCCACGTTCTTACGTTACAACAGTCGGGCTCTATTCTCCAAATAATGAGCTTTTGGCAGTAGCAAAACTTTCAGAACCATTACGTAAGGATCCAACAGTTGAGCTTAATTTGAGAGTTAGACTGGATTATTAAAAATGAGCTTCAAAAGGTTTAGGCATAAAGATATAGTTAACAACACTATAGTAGCTAAGCCTGAGTTCGATTTTGTCGTACACAGCGGCAGCACCTATCTCAACAGGGAACGTTCAGTAGACGGCGACTATTCAAACAAAATCAAGCACATTCCATCCGGCCACATAAGTTTGCATGAACTTAACATTAATCGGCCTTCAGGGTCTTTGATTACTGCTTTTGTGGAAAAAAACAGTAGCAGATATTCTTTAAAAGCGGTTAGTACAAGAGAATTTGACGACGCAGAAATTTATGCTTTTGGGGACACAGTAACCCAAACATACCCATTAAGCGCCTCCCTAAGTAGGATATACGTCCCAGCCGGCCAAGAATTCAGCTCTAGTGTTTCGGATGCTCATACAAACAAAAAATATATTAGAGCTTTAAAGAATGTAATAGAGTCTAGTAACAAAGTCGGCCGTAGAATAAACTATGGAAACCTAGGAACAAGTGCTGTCAATATGGTTTGTATTCCTGGTATTTTTTATGGGTCAGAAGTTGAAAAGAAGACTTTGGAGCTAAATTACTACATAACAGGTACACTTGTTGCAACTGCGAAAGATTTAAATGGTGATGGTAGGTTGGTAGAGACCTATGGCCCTTCTTCCGGTCAAGAAGTTGGGCTAGCTCTTTACACACAAGGTCTTTTGTTGCTAACAAGTTCCACAAATCTTGAACCAAACCATCAGGATTATTTTTTTTCTACAAGCTCCTTATCGAACCCTTCGTGGTTGTCGTTTGGCACAGGAACAGGACAAGCAGGGCAAGCACTGGAGCACACTTCAGTAATTAGTTCTTCTTATTCTGTGTTCTTCAGAGGGGTCAACAAAATACCATCAATTACTATGTTTGCGTTTTCGGAAAAAGGAGAACATAACTTCTCTCATAATCCCACTTTTGTAAGTAGATCTGCAGGGACGTTTCACCAATCTGGTTCGCAATATATAGAGGCTAGAAAGGATTTGAAAAAAATAAACAAATCAGATTATGTAAGTTACGAAGAAGATTTTGAAGGAGTAACTTACATTTCGAAAGTTGGTATATATGATAAAGATAAGAATCTTATAGCAATTGCATCTCTTGCAAATCCAATTAAAAAGACAGAGAAAAGAGATTTCATGATTAAAATGAAATTAGATTTCTAATCATGTCGGAATTTAAAAAAGGAAAAATAAAGTTTTTAGCAGTAAAATTGTCAGCGTTACAAGCAGAACTAAAAGTATCAAAGGAGATTCTTGCTTCTGCCTCACGTGAAGTGAACGCAATGTTTAAAAGAAAATATTTTCCAGAAGTGCCGCAGGCTGCACCCCCCGAGGAACCGCCTGGGCCGATTGCCCACCCCAGTGATGAAGTAAAAGAATCGGAAAACAAACAAGAAACCCATCAAACACAGCAAGAAAACGAAAAGGCATCTGACACTGCAGAAGAAGAGGAAAGAATAGAAATTTCAGAAAAAGACGTAGACCCTGAAGTTAAAAAACTTTTTAGAAGAATTGCTCTTAAAATTCACCCTGATAAATTATTGCACTTGAATGAAGGATACGAAAAAGAAAAAAAGGAAAAACTATATCTAAAAGCAGTAGAAGCTATGGACAATAATGATTTGCTTGCCATGGCAGATGTCGCCATCGATATAGATCTGGAGGTGCCAGAGATTGATGAAATAAGGTTAAAAAAAACAGAAAGTAAAATAAAAGATATAAAAAAAGAACTAGAAATGATAGAGTCTACTGTAGTATGGCATTGGTTTTTTTGCACAGACCCAGAACAAAAAGACAAAATACTTTCAAGTTTATTCGAGGCAATGTATGCTAATCACACTAGGTCTTGACATATCAACCTCTATCACCGGCGCCACAATAATGAAAGATGGCAAAATAGTCGAAGCTGTCTTTTGGGATACCAGAAACAAGCGAAAATTTCCTTCTTTATATGAAAAATCCTCTTTTTTGAAGTGTAATTTAAACACCCTCAAAGAAAAATATAACATAACTAACATATTTATAGAGCAGTCTCTACATTCTTTTCGATCTGGATTCTCCTCCGCCCAGACTCTTTCAACTCTTTCGAGGTTTAACGGAATTGTTTCGTGGTTATGTTACGAGATTTTTGACATTCAACCATCGATGTTAGCCGCTACCAGCGCGCGCAAGCAAGCCGGCCTGACCGTCAAAAGAGGTGAAAACGCGAAACAAAAAGTTCTTGAGTTTATACTTGACAAACACCCTGCAGTTGCGATAGAATATACAAAACATGGAAACCCCAAACCCGGTATGTATGATTTGTGCGATAGCATAATTATCGCATTAGCAGGAGACAAAATTGCCAGAGAAGCTGAATCTACTTAAAAAAGCACTAGGAAGTTGTTGGACTAACAATGAAGAACACCTGTTTCACTGCCCTAGGTGTAGCCATCACAAACGAAAACTTTCAGTCAACATAGAAAGGGATGTTTTTAAGTGTTGGATTTGCGACTATTCAGGAACTAAAATTTCTCAATTAATAAAAAAGTACGCACCAGGATACTACGCTGATTGGAAGCAACTTAGAGGAGAGGTTGACCTTTCGGAATACGAGAACTTATTTGGCCCGCCACAACACAAAATAGACGTACCAGTTGATCTCCCCGATAATTTTCAGACTTTAACTGGAAAAAAGACAAAAGTAAAACAGAAGGCGCTAAATTATCTTTACGACCGCGGTATTACAGATCAGGATATACTATTCTGGCGCATGGGGTTTTCTGATTACGGAGAATACAAAGGCAGGATAATAATACCAAGTTTCGACACCACGGGCAAATTAGACTACTTTATCGCAAGATCGTACACTGAGGACTGGATGAAATACAAAAACCCCAAAGTTAGTAAGGATATAATCTTTAATGATCTAAATATAGACTGGTCCAAAGACATTATGTTGGTAGAGGGAGTGTTCGACGCTATAAAATGCGACAACGCGATACCCCTTTTGGGCTCCACTTTAAAAGAAACTTCAACGCTTTTTAGAAAGATCTGTAACCTGCGTCCAAACGTATACTTAGCTCTTGATACAGATGCAAAAGATAAGGAGTTTGCCATAGCGAAAAAATTAAAAGAATATGGCATTGTTGCAAGGACTGTTCCAGTTTTTCCTTATAATGATGTAGGGGAGATGTCGAAGCAAACTGTAAAGTTGCAAAAACAAAAAGCACTTATCGTTAATGATTTGGATTTTTTAGAGAATAGCATTAAATTTCACATTTGACAGTGTTACAATAAGTGGCGAAAGAGAGGATAAAATGTCATACCACGGACTTATTCCAATGATGAAGGCTCATCTTTTGGACCTTAAAGAACTTTACGCCGAAAGGGCCCTGTCTCACGGCGGGCACCCCCTGCACCCACGTGTATTAGAGATCGGTATAGATAAGGGACAAACACTCATACCTTTGTATTCTTTTTTGCAAAATAATTTTAAACTCTTCGAAATTATAGGGTGCGATATTTATGTTAGGCCTCACGTCGGAACAATTTTAGCCGCGATGCAAAGTGACGCTAGCCCATCGCAACTTGCCTACTTGCAAGAGGAATCAAGCCTTACAATGTTGCCAAGATGTCTAGAAATAAAAACAGACAACAATGATAGGGGGTTCGACCTAATTTTAATAGATGGGGATCACAACTATCGTACAGTAAAAGAAGAGTTACATTTTTGTACAAATCTACTCGCTCCTGCCGGAATTATCGTTTTGGATGATTATAACGGTAAGCACGCAAATAAAGACATGTTCTATTCTGAGGACAAAGAGACTATAGACAACACGGATCTAGCGACCCCAGCGCCAACGGAAGAGTCTTCAAAGCAGGGAGTAAAAACAGCGGTAGACGAATTCCTTGAAAATAATTTAGCCTGGTCTCTGGCAGAGTGTTTTCTAGGGCACACCACCAAGCTGGAACCCGCAATCTTATATAGAAACAGAGAGTGGCAGATCGAAGATGTAGTGTTGTGAAGTTAAAAGGGTTGGTTTTAACCCTAGACTCGTACTATTTACAATACAAACTTGATTTTTAGGAGAGTAACAATGGAAATCACAAAAAGAAGATTAAAAGAAATCATTTCAGAAGAAATGGCTCTTTTAGCAGAGACCGGAGATATTAATATAATCTCAGAGGCTGAGAAAAAAGCATTTGCTATCATCCTCGAAAAACTTACACCAAAAGAGCTTGAAGAATTAGGTGTTAAAAGAATTTAGTTGACATCCCCTGTTAACCTTGATATAGTAAAGATACTATAACTATTTACGGAGAATAAATGAGATTTGCTCATATTGCGGATACCCACATCCGAAATTTAAAATACCACTTTGAATACAAAGAGGTGTTTAAACAGCTGTATAAATCATTAAAAGAAGAAAAAGTCGACTATATTATCCATTGTGGAGACATCGCACACACAAAGACTCAAATATCGCCAGAGTTTGTAGATCTCTGTCGTGATTTTTTTGAAAATCTTAGCGCCATCGCGCCGACGTATATCATATTAGGCAATCATGACGGCAACTTAAGAAACGAAAGCAGGCAGGATGCTTTGTCTCCTATCGTAAAAGCGATAAATTCCCCAAATCTTGTACTAATTAAAAATGCAGGAGAGGTTAACTTAAAGGATAATTTCTGCTTGAACGTCCTGTCTGTTTTCGATGAAGATAATTGGATCGAGCCAACAAATAACGATGCCATTAATATAGCTCTTTATCATGGCGCAATCGATAGATCAAAAACAGACAGTAACTGGACACTCGGAGGAGATCATGATATTAGCATTTTTGATAGTTTTGACTTCGCTTTCCTTGGGGATATTCACAAGACCCAACAATTAGACACCGCTGGCCGCATCTGGTACGCCGGCTCAACGATTCAGCAGAACTTTGGCGAATCACTAGATAAGGGTTATTTACTGTGGGACATTGAAAGTAAAGATAAGTTTACCAACAAACATGTAACTTTTATAAACCCAAAACCTTTTGTGACAATTACTTTGACAGAAAAGGGCAACCTGCCCAGACTAAAGCCACCCATCGGCGCCAGACTAAGAATAGTTTCGGAAGATAATGTCTCTTTGGACAAAGTAAGAAAGGCTGTAGATGTAGTAAAGTACAGGTACAATCCCGAATCAGTAACTTATTTAAATCGACTTGCTGGTCAACAGATCCGTGTCGAAGCGCCCGAAGGCTTGAGGCAGCAGGACTTAAGAGACATAAAAACGCAAGAATCTCTAATGGAATCTTATCTAAAAGAATTTGAAGCATCACCTCAAGTACTAAACAAGGTTTATGAACTAAATCGAAAATACAACAAAGAAATAGAAGAATCCGAAGATGTTTTAAGGAACATCAACTGGTCCCTTCAAAAGTTAGAATGGGACAATTTGTTTAACTATGGCGAACAAAATACCATAGACTTTAACAAGCTGGAAGGTATCGTAGGCATATTTGGAAAGAATTACTCAGGCAAGTCTTCAATCGTTGATACTTTGCTTTATTCTATGTTTAACTCTACTTCTAAATCAATACGAAAAAATTTAAACATAATAAACCAAAATAAAGAATCTTGTAGCGCTTCGGCGACAATAAAGGTTGACGGTGAAAACTACGTTATTCAACGAAAATCTGAAAAATATATCAAAAGATTAAAAGGAGTGGAAACCCAAGAAGCTACAACTGATTTGGATTTCTTTAAGAAAGATGAGATAGGTAAAGAAACAGTCCTGAACGGCACATCAAGACAAGGAACAGACACAAACATTAGAAAACACTTTGGAACAATAAATGACTTTTTGATGACATCAATGGCATCGCAGTTAGATTCATTATCCTTTATAAACGAAGGGTCCACTAAGAGAAAGGAGCTTTTAGCCAAATTTTTAGATTTGCAGATTTTTGATAAAAAATTCAAAATGGCAAAAGAGGACTCTGCAGAGACTAAAGCAGCCCTAAAAAGGATCGAACATGTAAATTTTCCGTCTGAAATCGCGACGGTTGTAAAAGAGGTGACAAAAAATGAGCTTTCAATAGAAAGGAACAAGGCAATTTGTGTATCTTTAAAGGAGGAGATCTCTCAAATTTCTGACACCATCAAGGAAGTAAAATTAAAAATAAATTCAGTGCCAACTGAAATCATAGACCCTGTTCTAACTTCGAGAGAAATAGAATTTAAAGAAAAAAAGGTTTTATCGACGATGTCAGGCAAAACAGAAAATCAAAAACGTCTAACAGAAAGCGAAGGAAAGTTCGAAAAGATCCAGCAGTTTCTTGCTGCGTTTGAAATAGATTCTTACCGCGAAAAGAAAAAGGAGATAGAAAGGCATGATGAGTTGCTGGGTTCGGCAATCAAGGAATTGAGACTTGAAAGTGAATCAAGGGATAGAAATTTAGAAAAAGAGAGCCTGCTTTCTCAGGTACCATGTGGGTCGGAATATCCAACCTGCAGGTTTATTAAAGATGCTCACCAGTCAGCAGAATTGGTTCAAATCTCTGAAAGAAAGATTGCAGACTTATCCAGAAAAATAAACTCAATTGGCCTGCACATGGCAGAGTTGAGCCCAAGTACAACAATTGATCATATCGAAAAGTATGAACTCTTGATAAAAAAGAAAAATGAATTAGCTAACGCTATTGCTTCATCAAAGTTGGCAATCGAGAGGGCGGATAATTTACTGTTCAAAGAACAGGTAGAACTTGCAGAACTCAAAAAGAAAAGTGAAGAGTATGAAGAAAACAAGGATGCTATCGAGAATTTAAAGCAACTCTTCTTAGAAAGAGATATTCTAACCAAAGAAAAAGAAGAGAAAGATATACAGTTGGTTGCTTGTGAGAACAGAATCATGTCTTTGCACAAGAAGCACGGATCTCTAGAGCAGAAGCTTGAACATATACAGGAACAAGAGCAAGAATACGAGTCTTTAAAGGAGGACTTTGCAGCTTATCATCTTTTTATGACGTGTTGCCACCCTAATGGTGTATCTTACGAGATCATCAAAAATAGATTACCTTTCATAAACCAGGAAATAGCAAAAATTTTAACAAATATTGTAGAGTTTGAAATTTTCATATCAAACAATGAAGATAAACTTGATATTTTTATAAAACACCCAAAGCACGATCCGCGCCCTCTAGAGATGGGCTCCGGAGCAGAAAAGACAATAGCCAGCATGGCTTTGCGTCTCGCGTTTCTGACAGTGTCAAGTTTACCAAAGTCGGACCTGTTTATCCTAGACGAACCAGGGACTGCTCTTGACGAAGAGAATATGGAGGGATTTGTGCGAATTCTTGATATGGTTAAGGGTTATTTCAAAACAGTGTTGCTTATTTCGCACCTTGATAGTTTAAAAGATTGCGTAGATATGCAAATAAATATTGAACAAAGAGATGGTTACGCATATGTAAATGTGTAGGAGGAAAACACAATGACAGAACAATTTAAGGCGTTTGCGGATAAATATACAGAAAAGTTTATATCTAGAAAGTTTCTAGCTTGGTTAACAGCTTCGGGCTTGTGCGCTTATGGTACTGTGACGAGCGATAATTGGACTGCTATAACTTTGGCGTACATTGGAACTCAAGCGCTGGTGGACATGGCAGTACAGTGGAAACACGGACCGAGACAATGACTTGGCTAGTATTCAAATCTAGTGCAAAAAAAGTTTGGGCATGGCTTAAGCACAATTGGAAAATTCCTCTGCTGGTTGCCTGGTCATTGGGAATTTATATTTTGTCTAGAAGAAACACTGAAGCAATTAAGGATGTGTTAGATAGCAACAAAAGGGCCCATAGAAAAGAAATCGAGTCCATTAACAGGTCCCACAAAGATGAAATTTTAAAATTAAAAAATCTCCAAAAAGAATATAAAGATACTATTCTTAAATTAGAAAAAAAGTTTGAAGAAGAAGATAGAAAATTATCTGAAAAACATGCTGAAGATGTAAAAGAAATTGTGATAAAATCAAAAGGAAACCCTGAAGAGATTATACGAAAGATCGAAAATGACTTTGGAATTAAATTTAAAACATAAGATTACAGCTTTTTTTCTTTTGATCTGCTATTCTACTGTTGCCCTTGCAGACCCGGAAGTAAATGGAGAGTTGATACCGCCCGGTGAAGCTATGCACGTCACCGACTCTTCAATTTTGCGGCAGTTAAACCTTGGACCAGACGATGAGCCTGTCTGGTGTTATTCTAATTTAGCAAACTCCCTAATTATATCATCCGCGGATCGAGAAAAAGAAAAGTGCAACCTCAAACTAAAACAAGAACTAGAAAAGTCTAAAATAAATTACACACTTGAAATAGATCAATTAAAGATACAATTAGAAAGCTTAAGCAAAAAACATGAAGAAATATTGGCTATAAAAAATAGGCAAATAGAAGATTTAACTCAAGCGGCCTTGAAACGTCCAAACGATTATTCAATTTGGTGGGCCACTGGCGGAGTGGCAGTTGGAGTCCTGGCAACTTTGGCAGTTGTGTTTTCGGTGAAATAAATGAAAAAAGATTTAAACGAAATAGCAAGAATAGAAAAAGCAATAAAAGAGAAATACGGGGAAGAAGCGATACAAAACCCCAAAGGATTATGGACTGAGGAAAAAGAAAAGAAATATCTTTCAGATCTAAAGATCTTTTATAACGGTAAAGAAAAGAAAAGAAAGTCGTTGGAACCTTCTCCTGATCGCACGTGCCCAGTTTGTGGTACTTATTCATTCTCTGTTAAAGATGATCTGTACATGAACAAGTTTGAATGTTGCTTTGAGTGCTACATTCAATACGTGGAAGACCGAGAAGAACGTTGGAAAACAGGCTGGAGACCAAACAAATAACTATTTATTATTAGCAAACTATTTATTGCAGAGGAATTTAAAACATGTCAACAACTTTAGAAATTATTGATTGCATCTCTCAGGTGCTTGCGAATACTTACGACGGTGCCCTCGACGAAAGCGGGGAGCCAGTAAAGATTGGGCTAAGAAGAGAGGAAGGAAACCCGTTGGTTGATCACAGGGTCATGGACGGCTTCGGAGCCTCAGTGAGTGGCAATCGGCTACACATCAAGTATCATGCGGAGATACCCCTGAAGGAAGTTCATTCAAATGGCTTTGAGGGTGAGATGGAAACAATGGTAGAGAAGATAAAATCTTTTATTCAAAAAGAATATAAAAAAATAAAAAAGAATTCGCTAACACTTTCTGAGCCAAGTGAAGTTGATGTGCTTGTTGAATATATATCGCGTCTCCGCTGCAGCGTCAAGGTGCACAAATGCTACAGAATCAGCTCAGTGCCTGTCGAGCCCGAAAAAGAAATAGACCCAGCTTTTGAAAAGATGAACAAACTCGGCGGACTCAAATCTTAGGTCGAGGCCCTGATGTCGATAAAGCTAACCAAACAAGAAATAATGAAAGAAATTGTCCGTTGTGGCAAAAAGCCAGGATATTTCATAAACACTTACGCAAAAATAACTCACCCCATGAAAGGCCTCATACCTTTCCATCTATATAAGTTTCAAGAAAACTTGTTAGAAAGTTTTGAAGATCATAGATTTAACGTAATTTTAAAAGCTAGGCAGTTAGGGATCTCTACCATAACCGCAGCGTATGTTGCTTGGATGATGATGTTCCACCGAGAAAAAAACGTGCTTGTTATTGCAACCAAGTTTACTACTGCCGCAAATTTAGTAAAAAAAGTAAAAGCAATAATAAAAAACCTCCCTTCTTGGTTAAGAATTTCGGAAGTAGAGATAGACAACAGAACAAGCTTTGTTTTGTCAAATGGTTCACAAATAAAGGCTTCTTCAACCTCTGGCGATGCTGGGCGTTCCGAGGCGTTATCTTTGCTGGTTATCGACGAGGCAGCCCATGTCGCTGAGCTGGACGATCTTTGGGTGGGCTTGTACCCCACGCTATCAACCGGCGGCCGCTGTATTGCTTTGTCCACCCCAAATGGCGTGGGTAATTGGTTTCACAAAACATACACTGAAGCGGAGGCAAAATCAAATGATTTCTTCCCAACAAAACTCCCTTGGGATTTGCACCCTGATAGAGACCAAGCCTGGTTCGAAAAAGAGACCAGAAACATGTCAAGAAGAGAGATAGCCCAGGAGCTTGAATGCAACTTTAACATGTCGGGAGAAACTGTATTCTCCCCAGAAGACATGGAAGTTTACTTGAATATGATAAAGAGTCCCAAGCACAGAACGGGTTTTGATAGGAATTTGTGGATCTGGGAAGAGAGAGAACCTCAAAGTAGTTATCTGATTTCTGCAGATGTCGCTCGCGGCGATGGTCGCGACTATTCAGTATGTCTTGTGTTTAAGGTGGAGACGATGGAGATCGTCGCGGAATATAGAGGCAAATGTACACCAGATGTGTTCTCAAGGGTGTTGTTTGACGTAGGGCAAGAATATGGCAACGGCCTTCTCATAGTGGAAAACAACTCAGTTGGCTTTGCGGTGCTTGACAAACTAAAAGAAATGAGGTACCCTAACCTATACCACTCTATTAAATCAACACACGAGTTTGTAGAAGAGTACCAAGCAGATAATATGTCAAACGCTGTTGCCGGTTTCACCACCACTTCTAAAACTCGGCCACTAATCATAGCTAAGATGGAAGAATTCATTCGAAACAACCTAATTAAAGTGTATTCTTCTCGTCTAATGGCAGAAATGAAAACGTTTATATGGTCAAACGGTAGAGCTGAAGCAATGAGATCTTATAATGACGATTTAATAATGGCTTGTGCAGTGGGGTGTTGGGTTCGAGACACTGCCTTGGCAACAAACCAGAGAGATATGGAATATTCAAAGGCGTTTATAGGGTCTATTACTCGGAGCACCAACGAACTTGACACAAGAATCAATGGTATGATCGGCGCCCAAAAAATAAAACTTAAGGACAGTGCAAACAAGCACAAAAACACACTAGAACAATTCCCTTGGCTGTTAAAAGGATAAAAAATGTCAAAAAGTAAAAGTAAAAATAACACAAGAAATCCTCAAAGTATTTTATTTAGAAGGTTAACAAAGCTCCTTTCAGGGCCGCTCACGCAATATAGAACGCAAAATCAGCACCGATTAAGAAGAATAGATCTAGATAAGTACTCCTCGAAGTTTACTTCAACGTCAGGCAAAGATTTTAAAAAGACTGCTTATACTCCATATGATAATCTACAAGCCAAAGTTATGGCCGCTGGCCAACGCGCAGAACGCTACGTAGATTTTGATCAGATGGAATACACGCCCGAGATTGCTTCTGCGTTAGATATCTATGCTGACGAAATGACTACACACTCGGCAATAACGCCAATGTTAAGAGTCAATTGTGAAAACGAGGAAATAAAGGCGATCTTGGAATCTCTATACTCTAGCGTATTAAACATAGAGCACAATCTTTTCGCCTGGTGCCGCACAATGTGCAAGTACGGTGACTTTTTCCTTTATCTTGATCTTGACGAAACTTTAGGTATAACTTCTGTTATTGGTCTACCAACCCCAGAAATAGAAAGAATGGAGGGAGAAGATCGCACAAACCCAAATTATGTACAATTTCAGTGGAATTCCGCCGGTCTAACATTGGAAAATTGGCAAGTCGGCCACTTTCGAATTTTAGGCCAAGACAAATACAATCCTTACGGCACTTCTGTGCTAGAGGCCTCTCGACGCATTTGGCGTCAGTTGACTCTTATCGAAGATGCTATGATGGCATATCGAATAGTGAGGTCCCCGGAGCGCCGAGCTTTCTACGTCGACGTTGGAAACATACCACCACAAGACGTAGAACAGTACATGCAAAAAGTAATGTCTTCAATGAAGAGAAATCAAGTTATTGATCCAGATACTGGAAGAGTAGATTTAAGATACAACCCTCTTTCGATAGAAGAAGACTACTTCATACCTGTCCGAGGCCAAACAGCCACGAAAATAGATACGGTCTCTGGAGGCAAGTACACGGGAGATATCGATGACGTTAAATATTTAAGAGATAAGTTGTTTTCAGCACTTAAGATACCTCCTTCTTATATCTCAAGCGATGCAGAACAGGCTGCGGAGGATAAAACAACTTTAGCACAAAAGGACGTTAGATTTGCCAGAACGATCCAGAGGCTGCAAAGATCTATAATAACAGAGTTAGAAAAAATTGGAATAATACACTTATATACTCTGGGCTACAGGGATGAGGATCTGGTAGGTTTTACCTGTCACCTCAATAACCCTTCAAAAATTGCAGAGATGCAAGAATTGGAGCACTGGAAGACTAAATTTGACATTGTGGGATCAGCCACTGAAGGCTTTTTCTCAAAGCAGTGGCTCGCTTCTAAGCTTTTTGGTATGTCTGACGAAGAGTTTGTTAGAAACAGAAGAGAAATGTTCTATGACAAGAGATTTGAAGCTGCCCTCGAAGCCGCGGCCGAAGCAGAACAAGCGGAAGCAACCGCTGGTATCAATGCGGGAGTAGACGATGCAGGAATATTGCCTGGAGACACTGGTGAGCCCGGCGGCGCTGGATTTGTCGGAACTGAGCCAGAGATTGCAGGCCCTGATGCTCCACCAGCATCCCCTGATGCTGCCGCGCCGGCCACTTCCCCCGCGGGCCCCGAGGATGGAGACTTACTCGCAGCGCCACCCGCAGGCAAACGCGAGGACTCAAAAGGGAGGACTACGACGGCAAAATCTCATGGATGGTATGAGCCCCGGGGCCTTAAGGCGGGCGGGGATAGAAGAAAATCCTCGGGTCCCAGAAAGAAGAACTTAACCCGTGCAGCCTCACCAGAGACAGGAACCTCCAGAAAGTTATATCCTGGATATGATAGCCTGACTGGTTTAGCTCGCGGTACGAGTATTTACGAGCAAGAAGAGACTAATTATAAAACAGAAGAGATAAAAATCCTGAAAGAACAGAAAGAACTGGATATTTTATTTAACAGCTTAAAAGCAAGGGATGAAAAAAATGAGACTGAAACACAATAAAAAGAGAAATACTGCTTTTGTTTATGAGACTTTGGTGAGAGAACTTACTGAATCAGTGATAAGAAACAACAAAAACAAGCAAAATAAGATTGTTTCCATTATTAAGGAACATTTTTCTCAAAATTCTACTCTAAAAGAAGAACTAGAGCTGTATAAGTCAATATACGAAACAAGACACGTAGAAAAGAAGTTGGCAGAAAAAATAGTGTTTCAGGTTAAAGAGAAGCACGAATGTCTGGACAAGAAAAGGCTCTTTAAAGAACAGTCTGCCCTGATAAGCAAGATAAACCGAACACTTTCGAACAAGGTGTACAATAATTTTGTTCCCAATTACAAAACCATAGCATCGGTTTATTCTATTTTTCAAGAAAAACTACCAGTAAAGGACCGAGTATTGCTAGAAGAGAATATAGTTGAACAAATGTCAGCGTCTGCAGAAACAGCAGAAGAGCAGAAGCCAATGGACTCTATTATTTACAATACTTTTGTTAATAAGTTTAACGAAGAATATTCTAGCTCCCTTTCAGAATCGCAAAAAACTCTCTTGGGTCACTACATTTCTTCTTTTTCGGACAATGGGGTGGAGATGAAAGTGTATCTCAATGAGGAAGTGGGGAGGCTCAAGTCTGCACTTAAGTCAGCGAAAAGCAAAACGTCAATCGCTACCGACGTCACACTCAAAGACAAAATAGAAGAAGTCTACAATATACTGGATAACACTAAAAATAGAGAAATAGACACGGAGACTCTTGAGATCGTGTTAAGCACTCAACAATTGTTGGAAGAAATAGAAGATGACGGTAACACTTGATATACAACTCGACCCTAGAGTAGAGCTTAAGGCAAGGCGCACCTTAGACGGAAATATAATGATTCTCGACCATGAGGATATTGATATTGTTTTAATGTTGGAGAAAAAAAAGTGTGTAGCTTTTCCTAAATCTGAAATGTCAGATCGAGTTTATTTTTCTCAAGATCGAATGTTTAAATTCCTTGCCAAAAAGGGTCTTGTCGACCATGCCTCCATAAGAGGAGGGAATGTTTTTGGTTCCATGGAGGCACAAGTTCTAGAATCAAAAATACCAGGAATTGACAGGACTCAAGCCGTATTATATAGTCTGCATGAGTATATCACAGGGGAGCGACAGTACTTCAAGACAGCAGATGAATATGATGATAGTCGTTTGGACAATCTACTTAGACCTTCTGAAGAGGAATCGACTGAACTTGGAGATGTGCCTCACGCAGATCGCAAAGGCGCCCATGACAGCCGCATGCGCCCATATGGATTCATGTACAATTACTCCCTACTCAGAGAGGGCGAAAGCGAGGATTCATGATATCTTTAATTTGGTTCTGCTTAATATCTTACGGCTTAACTCAAATATTGGTTTATGGTAAAATACTAGACAAAATAAGACCAAAACAAGGATTCTTTGGAGATTTATTGTCCTGCGCTATGTGTACGGGCTTTTGGGTTGGTGCATTTTTGTGGTGCGTAAGTGGCCATACGAAACTATTTAATTTTGATGATTCTTACGTCACTGGCCTGCTTTTAGGTTTTGCAGCGTCGGCAGCTGCTTACGTAGGCAATATGGTTTTTGGCGACGATGGAATAAGAACAGAAAATTTAATTCAAACAAAGGAAAGTGAAAATGGAAATAACATTCAACACAATTAAATGGGCCCTGCCCCCTGTTCGCCTGTGCTGCAAGGGCAAGAGTTTGATGCGGGTGGCCCCCGCAAGAGGAATATTATGAAACTAATAAGAGAATATTACGAGCTGTGTGAGGGTGGCGTTTGTCAGGACTTGTTGACCGAAGCAGAAAAGAAGTATATTGCTGAGGGTGGTTGTATACTTACTGGACTAATGCAAGAAGCGGACAAGCCAAATGGCAACAATAGGGTTTATTCGCAGAAGACATTGGCCCGAGAAGTCGAGAAGTACCAAAAACTAGTTAACGCGAACCGCGCACTCGGAGAACTTGATCATCCTGACAATAATGTTGTGGAGCTTAAAAGTGTTTCGCACTGCGTTACAAAGATATGGATGGAAGGGCCCCGAGTCATGGGTAAAATTAGGGTTTTACAAGAAACTCCTAACGGCAAAATATTGGCAGGATTAGTAAAAGAGGGGATACCAATTGGTATATCTTCTAGGGGCCAAGGAAACGTACATGAAAGAAATGGCGTGACGATTGTAGAGGATGACTTCCAGCTTATTTGTTTTGATATAGTTTCGGACCCATCCACAGCCGGCGCGTTTATGTTACAAGAGGCTAGAGACCTAAAAGAAGTGAAGTCTCAAGGTAACACCGTCAACAGCCTGCTTGACAATATGATAATTAAGTTTGGGAAAAAATGAAAAAATCAGAGTTAAAATCAATTATCAAAGAGTGTGTCAAAGAAGTGCTTTTTGAAGAAGGGGTTCTATCCAATTTGGTAGCTGAAGTTGCCGCGGGGATAACTAAAGCGCAAGTCTTGATGACTGAAACAACAAAAAGAGAAGAAAACAAAAAAATAGAAAAACAAAAGTCGGAACTGGCAGAAAAAGAAAGAGCAAAAATCTTAGAATCTAAAAGAAAAATGCTCGATGCGATTGGCAACACAAAGATGACAAACATTTTTGAAGGAACCGAGGCTTTGCCTGCCCAAGCCCAAGGTCACGCCGCGGCCAGCCCCCTCGCGAACAAAGACCCTAGAGATGCAGGAATTGATATTACGGGTCTGCTTGCAGTTGCAGGCACAAAATGGAATACTTTAAATGAAGGGATGAAAAAATGAGTAAAGGAAAGCCATGTCACGTTGAAATAGTGATATATGATCAAAGTCAAGTGGAAAGAATGATAAAGAAGTTTACCAGAAAATGTAAAAAGATTGGGTTATTCGACGAACTTAAAGAACGCAGGTATTTTAAGAAGAAGTCGGTGAAAATGAAGGAAAAAAGAGAAAATAAGCTAAGAAAGTCTCAAAAAGTCACCCAAAAACACAAAGATAAGTTTAAAAATCTTAGCTAATTATATTTAATAAAGGAGACTCAAAATGACAACAGGATTTAATAAACAATTCCCAACATCAGCTGATAGAAAATACACATCTTGGGGGCGAACCCGACAACCGAAAAACATCGCAGGGCCCAACGGCACCGAGATCCCCGCGGTTTTAATTGCCACATTAACTGGTATTACAACTGCAGGCGAGCAACCTACTCAAGGTTACAATACAGAGAACCAAAGATTTCTTCACCTTTTAGTAGAAGACTCAAATGCCGGCAATAATGATGGCGAAGCTGTAACTGCCTATGGGTACTGTCATGCTTTTCTTCGCTGGTTTCCTTTGGTGGCCACTATCGGCGGCACAGGAGCAGCATCCGCAACCGCGGCCGGCGTCGGTACCACACCAGCCCTTCACTTGGCCAGTTCTCGTACATATCGTTTATATGATATAGCAGGCATTGACCGCGTAGCTTTCGTGGCCGCGGCACCTGACGACGTGAACGTTTTTGCTGCTTGCTCGACCTTCTAAAACAACTCAAGATTTTTTCTTTCCCTTTTAAATGCTCTATAACTATTTATTTAGAGACAATGCCACTTGTTTAACGTACGCACATAAAAGTTAGGAGTCAAATAAACATGTCAAATCTATTAGAAAGAGCGATAATTGATGCAAAAGCTCTAAAAGAAGCAGCTTTGAAAAATGCAGAACAGCTCGTCATAGAAAGATACTCTTCAGAGGTCAAGTCAGCAATGAATCGCTTGCTGGAAGCACCAGACGACGATCCATTCACTTTGGAGGATCCCATGATGGATGCCGGTGGAGAAGAAGAAGATCCTTTCGCGGATGACGCTCTCGGGTTGGACGACCCGTTCGCTGCAGCAGACGATACCTTGGATGACCCAGCCAGCCAGGACGAATTCGCTCAAGAGGACGACCCTAATGAAGAATCTGGGATCTTCGGAGCAGATTCGTTTATGACTGACATACCAGATGGCTTTGCTGCCGACGACGATGAGATAATAAGCATCAAGCTTGACTCCCTTGATGCAGAATTTGAAGACGAAGAAGGCGTGTTTGGTGGCGACGACGAATTAGAAGACGATGAGATTGGGATAGACCTAGAAGACGAGTCAGATTTTGAAGATGAAGATATGTCTGCAGATGATGATTTCGGAATCGATATTTCACCGGACGTGACTCCCGACATGCAGGCATCCCCTGAAGCAGCTCCAGAAGTTACAGCAGATATGGTAGCAGAGGTTCTTCAGGATCTCGGCGTCGAAGAAGAAATAGACTTAGAAGAAGTTATGGAAGCGGTAAGGGTTGATTTTGAGCCACAAAAGTCCGGTTGGGCAGGGACTCCAGAATCTTTAATGCGCGAGTATGAGTCTATGCTGATTGCAAGAGAGCAAGACAGCAAAGTAAAAGAAGAAAACGAAGAGCTGCGAAAAAACGTTGCAGCATTACAAAAAGAAAACAAGAATCTAGCTTCTGCGGCCATCAAGCTGCAAGAGCAAAATAAAAAATATAACTCAACATTTCAAACTTTGCAAGAAAAGTTGGAAACGATGAATGTTTCTAACGCAAAGTTGTTGTATATAAACCAGGCTCTCGAAAATGCCTCCTTGAATGAGCGACAAAAAAGAAAAATTGTCGAAGCCATTTCAA